GAATCGTCCAATGAGCCGAGACTGTTTCGCCCGGCGAAGCTTCGGTCGGTGTGATCGAGCCGGATACGCGGATATACGGCGGCGTGCGATCGAGCATCATCCACATCGCGGGCGCCACAAAGGCCATGGATATGATGGCAGCGACGATCGAGGTCCGGCTCTGCCCCTTTACCCGCTTTTCTGCCAAGCTGAGGATTTCGTCCGTCGTCATTTGAAGCTCCCAAAGTAGCCGGACAGCGCGGCCTTGAGAACGGCGACGGCGGCGGCAACGGATACGATCCATTTCGCCCAAATTCCGACGCCGGTCCAGAGCCATGTCGCGCGCTCATGCGCCTCCAACATTTTCAGAAGGCGGCGCTTTTGGTCCGGGGTGAAATTGTCGAGTTCATCCATCTGGATCACTCCGCTTTGCTGAAATAGTAGAACACCAAAGCGAGAGTGTGACTTACGGCCGTCAAGACGACGTACGCTTGGTCCGCGATGATGAATGCATGCGACCGCTCCACACCATCCGCGAAATGCCCGAGCCACATCGCCGTAATTGCTCCGGTCGCGGAGATAAGCAAGAGCACCTGTTGCGGAAGCAACAGATAGTGGCTACCAGGGAAATTGAAAAACGCGCCGATCAGGGCGGCGATACTGGCGAGTATCAAGAGTGGCAACAGTCCGGCCACCGGGACCAAGAGGGAAACGGCGTGAAGCCCCGTCCCGTTCCCCGCGGCTTCATTGATATAAAACGTGGTCGCCCAAACCAAGTGAAGAATGGCGGCATAGAGAACCATCATAGGCGCCGAAAGCGTCAACGTGAAAATCGAACGGATTTTCATTCCCGGTCCCCATAGGTCACTTATTGCTGTAGGCGTCGGCGGCGAAATAGAAGCAAATGGCGGCCGTGATGGCGTACCACTGATGCGCGTCGAGGGGGTCGGTGATAAAGATGCCGCAGGTCCCGGGAGCGGTCACGCCGGAACAGCCGACTAAGCTGCCGACAACCTTGTCCCAAAAGAGAAGCTTGAACATGACGGCTGCCGGCCCGATCGCCATGAAGAATCGCATGCGCGCGTTCCAAATGCCGGACGGCGTTCGCGATTCGGCGATCAGCACATTAGACCGTGCCGTTAGCGCGTTGATTCGTTCTTGGATTTGGATGCGCTCTTGCTCGGTCTTCGCGTTGATCAATGCAATGCGTTCATTGGCAATAGCGTTTGTTATGCCATTGATTGTATTGAGCGCCGCCGGGATGATACCGAGTAAACCGAGAAGGCCTGTAAGCATGCTATTCCGCCCGAGAGAAGAGGATCAAGACAACTCCAAAGATAAGAACACTGCCGCAAATTAGGAGTAGGATAGGAATGGGGTCCATTTTTCATACTCCTGCGTCAATCTTCATTGGTACGGTCTGAGGGAGGTTTTCAGCCTGCCCGATCGGTGTGGTTGAGATGACCCGCAGAACGGCAAATATGATCCCGAGCATTACCATGATGGCACCAAGCTGGGATTCATCCTTGACGAAATACGAGAATAGAGGGCGGAGATCGAGGCCCCCGGCCATATTCACGATCCCGACTCCAGCGACGGCCGCGGATGTAATCAAGGTCTTGAAGCCCTTGATCTTCGTGGTGACCCAGGTCCACATATTAGCACGCTTACATGTGAGCCGGGACGCCCGATGCGCCCGATGCGCCGATGACGCCCGAGGCTCCTGAGGCCCCTGAGGCGCCGACCGACAAGACAACAACAGGGGCCGGTGGTGCCGTCGAAGCCGAAGCGACCGCAGCCGCTACGTTGGCAACAATCGTGGTGTGCGCCTCCTTCATGGCCGCGAGCGCTGTTGCTTCTGTCTGTGACAGGGCGGTGCGGAGCGCGGACGGAACGCCGGTAACAAGGTCTTTGACGTACTGAGCGACGAAGATGCCAATCAGAACCGCTGCCCCCAAGGCGGCAAGCAACCAAAGACCTTCAAGCGCGAGATGTTCCATGGGAACCTCCAATTTCGGAATCAGGTTGTGGCACATCCAGTTGCTCGAATACAACCGGGTTTTTAGACGGTGGCCCGGCCCAGCTTTTTATTGATGATGGCCTCGATTTCCGCGCGGTGCTGCCACGCGAGATAGAGGCCCCATGCAACCAGCGCGATTGTGCCGATCGCCAAGGCGATTTCCCCGATGTGCGCGCCAAAGGCTTGCCAGAGACCGCCGGAAGCCGCCACAGTAGCTGTTGCGCCCTTGGCGACATTGGCCGCCTTCTGGCGGAGGGCCAACGCACGGGCCAGCGCAGCACGTGTGGCAGGTCCTACAATGCCATCAATGGTCAGGTTCGGGTGCGCTTTCTGGAATTGGCCGACTTGCATCTCTGTGGCGGCGTCGAAGGTACTATTCACCGGGGAGAGGTAGCCGAGGGCGACAAGTTGTTTCTGGACCGCCAGGACTGCCGGGCCGATCGAGCCGAGCCGCAGGACGCCGGGCGCTGGGGTAGCCGGCGAGGACGGAGGTCCGTCCGTGGCGACATTGCCGGGCACGATAGGCCCCGCCGGATGACCCGGCAGCGCCGTCAGAAGCTCGCCCGTGCCGATGCCTCGGCCGAGATCGTCTTCGATTTCAGGTCCGGTCAGGTGACCATAGTCCTCGCGAGTGATTATGCCCCATTCGTGCGCTCGACGGCGCACAAGATCGGCCAGGACGCGTCCGCCCGCCTTGTTCCATGATTCGAAGCTCACTCGCGCGCCTTCGATATCCCCGGCATTGAGCTTTGCCGGCCAAGATGCTTTTATAATTCCGCCCGTGTTGAAATGCATGCTAAGGCCACCGTCAACGGCACCTTGCGGGTGCGTAAGTTTCGGCTGGTCGAGTACGCGCAAGACAGCCGGCAAGTAGTTCTTTTGCAGGGACGAATAGAGCAGTTGCTCGGCTTGCTCGGCGGTGATCGTGGCGCCGCGCTCGACCTTGAACTCGATGTTCTTGTCGAAATTTGTGATGCCGTAGCCGATCGTCCACACGCCGACACTATCCTGATAGGCGCGCAATGCGCGGCCTTCCTCCATGCGAATCGCGTTCAAGCCGTTGACTGATACATCGGTGACTGTCATGGCCAAGCCTCATGTTGGAAAGTGGACAGAAACGTGCACTTTTTGAATATGAAACAGCGCCCTCTCGCGCCGCAAATCCCGCCATCAAAAGGCTACGCAGCGCGCCTATCGGCGCTGAGCGAGAGGACATGACCGGGGTTGTGGTGACTGCGCAGAACTTTCGAACCGCCCGGCCAGTGTCGGAGGATGTGACCGGCGGAAGCCGGGATTATTCCATCCCAACATCCGGGACGTATCATGGTTAACCGGCGGGGTCAAGCCCCCTCGGTGGGAGTTGCCGTGGTCCTGAATTTTTCACAACATATCTGTGTGGTCCGTAATTTCGGTCCATCCGAAAGCTTTGCACACGCGACGCGACAGGATCATAAACGCCTTGGTGTGCTGTTCTCGCGTTGCCATCTCGGTTTCCTGTTCGTGCAAGTGAATCATCTCATGCGCGATCGTGCGCATCATTAACTCCAAAGTAAGAATGAAGCGAGGATTGAGAGCGATTACGTGCTTGCCTTTGCGCTTATCATACCAGCCCCGCACCATCTTGGCTCGGGTCCGGCGAAAGGTCACGTCTTCACCGGCCGGCAAATTCCAGCGATCGAAGGGCGGGCACGACGCAAGGAAATCGTACATCGAGCGTATCCGGTCAGGCGTCAGCGTGAACTGCATTGAGCCACTCCACTGTAGGAAATCCAAATTTTTCTTGGGTCCACCCACTCATGCTGCGGATGCTCGGCGCCCACCGCGTGATTTGCGGTCGATTCCAGCCTTTGCGAAAACCGTGAGCCGCGAGCCATCGGTGCTTGCGCGTGAAATGCCCGGACTCGACAGTCATAGGGACGCCACAGAGGATGATCCGGCGATGCCCTAGTTCGTAAGCAATCTTGGTGGCGAGGAGACCGACTGATCCGCCAAGATCATCCGATACGTCCGTGGCACCCCAATCAATCGAGCCATGCCGGCCCCGGATAAATTTGCGGTGCCCCCATACACGCGTCAGTGGCGGATGGCCATAAGCATTACGGGCGTTGCGCCACATATCCATCTTGTCGGGGTGTAGCGTGACCGCATGATCCACATCGCGATGAAACTCGGCGATCATGTCGTTGCAGCAAAACGTTTCGTAGTCCATGCCAGCGAGGGAGCATAGTTCCGCGGCGCCCATGTATTCGTCGAAGACAGCTTCGGAGCCACCTATGACCAGCGCCACATCTTTCATGACTAGCTCCGAATTCGGAACATGACATGGTGATCACGAGCAAAATAAACGCGGCCGTTTTGGTCCGGTTCACCTTCTACCCATTCCGACAAGCTAGTGAGGTGATGCTTGTGCATGTAGGTTAGCACAATATTTTTGGCGTCGGTAAGGGTCCCGCATATGGTTTGAATTTCGGAGAATTCATCCCCTACGGCGCTGCCCCAACGGACCTCGATTATGTATGGTCCGGCCCGCATGACAGGAATCTTTCCGCGACCGCGAGCGCCCGCTCGATGGCTATGTCCATATCTATATAATTGTATGTGGCTAGGCGCCCGACGAAAGTAACGTTGCGCTCGGCGGCGGCGAGTCGTTCGTAGGTCGCCAACATCGTATTGTCCGTAGCGAGCCGAACTGGATAATAGGGGTCGTCCTCCGGACCGCATTCTCGGCTGTATTCCCTATGCGTAATCGTCGTGGCGTGCGTTTCCCAAGGCGCAAAATGTTTATGCTCAACGATGCGAGTATACGCGGGATTGGAGTCGCAATAGTTGATGACGGGAGCACCTTGCACATCTGGCGTATCAAAGCGGGCTAGATCAAACCGAAGCGTACGATAGGGAAGCCGGCCGGCAGAATAACCAAACCATGCGTCGAGCGGACCAGTGTAAAAGACGTGATCATAATTCGATGCACGCGAGCGCGAAAATGGCGTGCCGAGATACACTATGCATCCGTGGAGCATGTGCTCGATTAGATCGGTGTAGCCGTCACGCGGGATAGCTTGATACGGATGATCGAAATAGTTGTCATCGTAATTAAAACGGACGGGAAGACGTTTCAGGATACTCGCTGGAAGCTCGCGCGGATGACGGCCCCACTGTTTGATCGTATAGTTCTTCATGAAGGCTTCGTACAAGTCACATCCGATGAACTGCAACGCTTGTTCCTCGAAATTCTGCGGTGGCGCCGCGCCTACTCCAAATGATAAAAAGAATTCCCTTGCTTCCGCGGGATGCATTGTGCGTCCGAAAAACTGATTAATAGTCAGAAGATTGATCGGCAATGAAAAGACACAACCCTGCGCGACGGCTTTGACCCGAAGCGTGAAAGGAACCATGTCGGCGAATTGGCGCACAAAATTCCAAACCTTTTTGTTGCCGGTATGAAAGATGTGTGGGCCATAAATGTGCATCATGATGCCGGTTGCGAGATCGCGCTTCGTAGCGCAATGGCCCCCAACGTGCCAATGCGATTCGAAAACCTCGGGCTGGTGCCCCGCCGCCCGAAGCTTGAATGCAAGAGTGGCACCGGAAAACCCAGCCCCTACAATGGCTATTTTCATGAATCACCCTGGAATTTGGAGCACATCTATCAGTCGCAGACGTTCCGCCGTCATCTGAAATCGTTGTTCGCGCGTCGGATCGATCGGCGGAGGCGGAGATGTGGTTGTCATGAATCCAACCGGATCGGTGAAGCGCGCGTAATCGCCGAGCATTCCGGTGCGGTCCATGTAAGCCTCCTGCTTATGGTAGGAAAAGTGGACCATAATAGCATCGCCGCACATCGCGTTGGTGCGCCCCAAACGTATAGGCTCATTAAGCGCGAAATATCGCTCTTCGTCTCCGGGACAATTTTCATACGACAACGCCAGATCACAGCCTAGGATACAATAACTATTGACCGATATGTAGCCGTCTTCATAATTAGCGAAATGCCGACTCGGCAATTCGAAATCCTTTGCTATAGTACCGTTAGCAATCGAGGTGAGAGCCTTGGCATGGAGCTTATTAATGAAATTATCACTTGTCCAGGCGATCAAGTTCCACATATCAGTTGTTTTTAGATCGCCGAATTCTTCCGTGGGGAGAATACCCGCCTGTTGCATGTACCAGCATATACGGACGTTGTTGATGATCGATGGATAGACAAGGAATGGTGACGGATGCGCAATTCGAAAATGCACAAGTCGTTCGATTGCATTCTTGTCGATAAAAACAATGTCGTCATCAAGCCTGATATAGACGGCTGCGAGGTCTACCGGAATTTGTTTATAGAAAGTAGATATGATTGAGGTTTGTCGCCAACCTCGATCATCACATGCACTGTTTTCCAAGATTGTGATCCAATCCCCAAACTGTTTCTTGATTTGGCGGGCTAGACCACCTTCTTCTGGCACGATTGGATTATTGAATAGAATCCATTCGTCAATGTGTCCGACATCATGCTCACGCTTCATGTAGGTGATAAGCAAATCCAAATATCTCTTTCGGCCTACTGGCGTGAATGCGATTACTTTATGTCCATCGATCATTTTGTCAATCCCATAGTACGCATCAGAGATTGCGTTCCCTGTACGAAGCCGATTTGGGGGGTCCAGCGAAGCATCTGTTGGCACTTGTAAGTATCTGCCAACGTTTCCTTCATATCGAAGGCCCGCGTCGGCAGTGTGATTTGGTTAGGTGATATCAGGTCGGCCAATTCCTTGATCGAGAAACTCTCGCCGCGCCCGACGTTGATAATCTCGCCATCGCCAACGTTGCTTTCGAAAGCTCGCACGTTTGCCATCGCCACGTCGGAAACGTGCACGAAATCGCGGCGCTGCTTCCCGTCGCCGTGAATGGTCAGCGGCTCGCCGCGGAGCGCTTGCTCAATGAAAATGCTAGACACCATGGCGTACTCGCCCTTGCTCGGGCAGCGTGGGCCGTACACCTGGAAATACCGGAGGCTCATGGTCGGCAGGCCGTACATGCGTGAGAACTGCCGCGCATAAAGCTCGCCGACGTACTTGCTGATGCCATAGGGCGTGTGGCAGCCGGGCAGCATGCTCTCCCAATGCGGAGCCGGCATGTTCCCGTAATAGGTCGAGGATGCGCTATAGACCACCTTGCGGACCTTGGCCTCGGCCGCGGCGACCAATACGTTGAGAGTGCCGGTGATGTTCTGTTCGGCCGAGAACAGCGCTGACTCAGGACCGCCGTGGAGCGACGGCAGAACCCGGCTCATTGCGGCGAGATGAAAAACTCCGCTCGACGCTTTGCAGCATTCCCGAAGCAAGTCCAGGTCCAGCACACTCCCCTCAATGAAGCCGGCGCCTTCTGGAATCCATTCCCTCTTGCCGGTGCTGAGGTTGTCCAGCACGGTGACTTTATAGCCGTCGCGGAGCAATTGCTCCGCGACATGGCTTCCAATGAATCCGGCTCCGCCGGTCACAAGAACGTGCTGTGTCATGCCAATACCTCCGCAGGTGTGCGGCCATGAGCGTACCGCCAGTAGATTGTTGCGTAAGGAATTCCGGTATCTTCGGCCCATGCCGCTAAACACTGGACTTTCCCGTTGAACTCTAAGAGGCGATTATCTCTCCGATTTCGGTTCTGAACTTTCACCACAGCCCATATGCAGTTTTCTGGATCATAATCTTCGTTGTTTCGAACGCGCTCTATCGAATGCTTTGATGATGGCCGCGGCCCCATGTCAATCAGAAATGCGGTGAATGAACTCTCCCATTTAGCACAGACTCGAATGCCGCGCCCGCCCCAATTTCTATGTCCGCTTCTACATCTCTTTTTCATATTTTGCCAGTGGTTATATTCTGGCACGTGTTCGCGCCGAAACGCGTATTGCTCACGATTGATCGCCTTAATCCGATCGGGATGGGCGGCAGCAAATCGGGCGCAGCTCTCTGCGTTGGTTATCGGCATTTAGGCTTTCAGTCCTCTCAGTTGCAGTTCGCGTTCACGCATCTGGCGTTGCAGGACGCGAGAAACGAGCGATAAATTCGGGTTCGGGGGCGGAGGCGACGGAGGGTCCGGTGCCGCGGCGACAAGCGGCGGCGCGAGGCGGATGGTGCGGAAGGGCAGGCCCGGCGAGAACTTGGTGTAGTCCCCGAGCATGCCAGACTTGTCCATGAATTCGGTCTGCGTGTGGTACGCGAAATGGATGACGAAGGCATCGCCTGCGCGAGCGTTCTGCCGATTGAGAACCTTCGGCCGCCAGAGGGACAGGTAGCCTTCTTCGTCACGGTGGACGGTGCACTCAAGCATGTCCTTGCCGAAGATCACGAAGGAATTGATCGAGATGTGGCCTGCCTCCCAATCAGTGAAGGTTTCGCTCGGCAGGGTGAACTCGGCGAGGCTACCGCGCTCAAGCGCGGCGAGCGCCTTCTGATGCAAGTTCCAAACGTAGTGCGGGGATTTCCACGCGATCAGGTCGCACATCTCGTTTTTGATAACGCCCCATTCCATCGGGACGACGCCGGCCTGTTGCAGATGGTAGCTGGTCCGCACGTTGTTGATGATGGTCGGGAAGACCAGGAACGGCACCGGGTTCTTGAGTCGGTAATCGACTAGCCGCGGCACTGCGCTGTCGTCAATGTAGATCACATCATCATCGAGCCGGAAATAGATCACATCCTCAGCCTGCGTCATGAACTTGTAGAAATCGGCGATGTGTTCCGGGATGCCCGGCTTCGCCTGATTGAAGACGGTGATCCACGGGAAGGCCGCCGCAAGTTGCGCCGCGTAGGTCGAGTCCTCGATCGAATAGGCGTTGTTGAACAAAATCCATTCGTCGATATTTCCGAGGTCGTGCTGATGGGCGACATGCGCCGCCAGCAAATCCATGTAGCGCTTGCGGCCGCAAGGGGTAAACGCGATAACCTTCTGACCTTGTATCATGCCCGTAACCCTCTCTGCATTTGACGTTCATGAACGCCGCGATGACGCTGCGCCAAGCACTCGTTGAACCATCGTTGCCAACTGCCGGGGTGCTTCATGCCAGTCGCAACGAAATCGTCGAAGGGTCGCTTGAAGCCGGCATTTATATCCGCCCAATGCTTCTCATGCAAGCCCCATTTGCACATAAAATAGGCCCCGTCAATCCCCGTGTGGTTCCGCAATTGGATTCGGTAGTTGTAGAGCGGGTCGGCCTGAATTGTATTCGATCCGCCGTGTGGGTCTCCGTTCGGCTTCCGGTGCTGTACCTCTTCATTATTACCCGGCCCGAATTGCAAGATCGGCCAATTGGCGAGAAGCAAACGACGGTAATAATCCACGTCAACGGTGTACTGGAAAAACATTGTGTCCCAATAGCCGACCTCCCGGACTGCGCGCATGTTGAATGCACACAGCACGTCGTAGGTCGTCATGACCATGCCCCAGCGTTGATCGAGGCGCTCGGTGACATAGCTCAGGAAGCGCTCGCCGACGCCCGGCAAGATCAGGCCATCGTTGTGAAGCCAAAGCATCACGTCATCGTTCCAGGATGATTGTATCATCAGATTGAAGACGGCGACATTCGGGAGGGGCGGGAGCGCATGGTGCCCAACGCCTGCAATGTCAGGCGATGGGACGGTATTCGCCCACACATGGATGTTGCCGATCGGACGCGCCGACTCGATCGCATCGCGAAGCAAATCTTCACGGTTCATAAACGGAATATGCAATTTGTAGTGCATGATGGTCAGACGCAACGCGCCCGGTGTGCGCTAGCGCGACTTAAGGAACCTAGGATTCTGCATCGCGGGCCGTTTGCCCGGTTAGTAGCTTGCATCTGACCAATTTTCATTTTAGGGTCCTTTTACGGGAATGTCAAGCCACTCCGGGTGATTATTATACCATTCCGTTGTGCTTTTTAATGCATCGTCAAATGAGATAGGAGCTTTCCAGCCTAGCGCGGCCAACTTGCGGCCATCAAGACTGTAGTGACTGTCATGCCCAGCGCGCCCGACACCAAAATTCTCAAAGCGGTAATGAAATGGATAGCCAGCGAGATATGCGATCGTCTCGGCTAGCTCCATGTTACTGACTTTCTTATCGCCAGCTATATTATAGCGGTCGGGCCGATCGACGGCTCCGGCGGTGTGCTTGAAGGGCGCACCCCGCAGCAACAGGAACAAGAAAGCGTCGGCAGCGTTGCGCGAATGAATATAGAAGCGCGAACCGACATGCTCAGGGGTCCCGTGGATCGTAAGGGTCTCACCAAGGCGTACTTTACGTTGTACGATTGCGGGAAATTTTGAAAGCGATTGCATCTCGCCAAAGTTGTTCATGAAATTGACAATGATCAGCGGCAAGCCGAAACTGCGCCAATAGGAAATCGCGATAGCTTCCTGGGATGCCTTTGACGCCGAGTATGGGCTCGACGGAACGATGGGACTCCATTCTCGACGCGCCTCGATCTCAGTCGGCCCGTAAACTTCGTCGGTTGAAATTTGCAGGAAAATCTCCGGCTTCGCGATGCGCGCGTATTCCAGCATCGTCAGAGTAAGTGCGATGTTTGTATTGATGAATAATGTCGGACTAAGCAGAGATTCAGGAACATCGGATAGCGAAGCCATGTTGATGATGTAATCAACGTGACCGATCTTGGCCGCGAGCAAGTTCGAAATCGGCGCAGCGAGATCATGCGTAACGATGCGGACACGGGCACGGCCCTCGGGATATTCGTTTAGCATGAACTCGACGCGATCCGTGAGGCCTTTATGACGAAACGAATCAATGCCGATAATTTCCCAATCGGTATTTTGCAATATATGGCGCATGGTATGGCAGCCGATCGAACCGCCAATGCCAGTCAATAGAAGCCGTTTCATGCTTTTCGCCCCATCTGTTGCAGCATGATTTCACGCTTACGACGCTGTTCTGTGCGCGAGACTTGACCCTCCGGTAGTGGTGCCGCACGAAGCGGACGCTCAGTTTGTGGAACGATGGTTTCGTGATATTCACTCCACGGACGAGCCTCCCCGGACGTGGGGAGGCCGAGCGACTCGACGAAGGTCTTGATGCAGGCAATCGCGGCCGGAATATCGATGCGCTTGTCACAGCCGCGGCCGTAAGTGCGGCAACCGGACGACGCGCAGTCACACGGCTTGATCGGCTCAATCCCGAGGCACGGGGCGAACCGTGCGCTGCTTTCGGTGACCCATTGGGCGCGCTCGTAGCCACCGTAGATCGAAATGACGGGAGTGCCGACAGCCGGCGCCAGGACCGCGCCGAAACCACCCGACGTGAACATGAGGTCGGCCGACTCGATCAGCGCGGCGAGCGTCTCGAATGGAAGGCTACCGTCCTCGATAATCACGTCGGCCTTGAAGCGCGGCCCGACAATCCATTCTTGGCCCGGCGCGAGGTCGGCGAGCGAAACTACGAAAAAGTGGTCACGGATCGTGGCGAGCAATTCGGCGTACGCCTCGGGGTCGGCGTTCCGCAATTGGCCGCCGTTCCACTCCGGGCGCGAGGTCAGCGGCCGATAGATCATCAGGGGCTTGTCGTCCGGGACGCCCCAATCGGCGATCAGCTTGTCGGCCGCGGCGCACCAAGCTTCGGGGACGGGCAGCCGGAAATCCGCGCGATCGTAATCGACGCGCGCACAATCGCACATGGCTTTGAGGACGGTCGGGCGGCAGTCACGCCCATTGTAGCGCATCAGAATCGACGGCGCCGTGCGGGGAATTGGGCCGGTGTAGAATCGACCCGCTTCCCGTATCTGATTTTTGGTCTGAGTTCGCAGGCGCGTCGGCCGTTGAACTACGTGCAGCCCTTGCTCGATCAAGTCATGATAGATGCAGGCCCATGAGGTCCCGAGAAAGACCTCATGAGCTTCCATCAGTTGCCTTATTATTGCTCTTTGATGCACGTTATCCCCCATTCCGTGCATGCCGTGAACGAGCAGCGGGGACTTGGTCATGTACCGAATCCTAGCAATCCGGCGGTGAGGCATATGCAGCGCGAACTGCACATACATTTTCTGAACGATTTGCTAATGCGAGAGCAGCTAACTCAGCAAGTGCAGCGTGTCTTTTTTCGTTAATGTCCATTTAGTATTCTCCGCGGAACCGAACCGAACTATTAATCCAACTCCGCGGAGAAATCAACCTTTTGTACTTTTTTGGAGAAAAGTACAGTAAAATCAAGGACTTATCAGCTCGTGGGCGCCACGACGTACTCTTCGCCACTGAGGGTGATGGTCAGCGCAGTGTTGGCATCGGCGCCGCCGACCAAGAACGCGGAATTCCCGAGTTCCATCATGCCGTACCAATCGTAAACGTCATCGGCGGCGACATTTTTCTGGAACCATTCCTCGGTCCCGGCCGCGGTGCCGCCGGTCGCGCCAAGGTAGATCGTGAAATTGTGCGCGGAGGCCGTCTTGTTGACGACGTGCACGGCGCGCAGAATCGCGAAGATGCCGGACGCCGGGTTGTAGAGGTTCGTGGTGAGGGTGGTGGTCAGGGCGAGAGGCCCGGCCAGTCGCTTAAATGCGGGAATGCTCATGGTGTTCTCCTATTTGCGGCGGTGCCTTAGCTGTGCCGTTCCAGCATGGTTAACGAAAGGTTAACGCCCTGTCAAGGGCCTGTCGAATGAACATCAGCCGGTTCTCAAGAAAATCGGCCATGTCCGTGTTGCGTGTCTCGGCTATGAGTTCGTCGATAAGCCGCTGCGGATCGGCGGTCGCCTCAATACAGTTGCCGGCGCCGCCGGTTGCCCCTGTCGCTCCGGTCATGGTCTAACTCGGAAACCGATAAGCGGAATAGGGTCTTCGGCAGAACTACCAGGGCCGCTGTCCCGAGCGTGGACCTCAAGAAGCGTCGCATTTGCCCCTCGCGGATCAGGGAAAGTTCCATAAGTCTGTCCAGGAACTTTCATCCCAATTAAGAGCTTAAAGTTTGGTCCGGTTGCAAATGGACATAGTCCCTGGATTGTAGAGGAACCAACGCGGCGGGCCATTTCCGAGTTCTCGGCATCAACTCCAATAAAGTAATTATCCCCTCCGCCGCTCGGACTGGCCCTGTCAGCCATCAAGCCAAGCCAATACAGGTTGTCTTTCTCGATGCTGATTGGTGAGGTTAGATCACCGCCAAATCCTCCGGTTATATTGGTAGCGTTCACATGGATGTTTCCAGTAGCCGCCATAGGGAGGCCAGTCGGCGCCCATTCATCATCATTATAGACTGCGCATTGGAAATTGATTGTATTCGATAGATCGCTGCTCCCCGTCAAAAACGCCCCCAATGCGGAAATATCAAAATCTTGATCCGCAAGAAATGGAAATAGATATAATACCGTGGGGTCCGGCTCCAATGGGTATAAACCACCAATGGCAGTTGGTTGCTGAATTGAGCCGTAGCCGGGCGGCAGATACCAATTTCCAGGCTTATACTGATGTTTCATGATACTCTCCCTTCGTTTTTAGACTCCGAACAAATTGGCTATCCACGGAGCGACGATTGGTCCGCTTCCGCTCGCAGTGATCGCGTACACGATTGAATTCCAATATTGTGTACTCGTTGAATCGAACGAACAAGTGATGTTGCTTTGAGTGCTTGAAACATTCTTGTACTGTCCGAATAGGTTGCAGTAATTATCCCAAGAGTCTTGATAGTTGAACTGATGTTGTAGTTGAGTCCAACCTGTTCCCGGTGCGGCCGGGGTGACAAACGCATCACTGCTTCCCATTTGGATGATCATATCACTCGCTTGAGAGGTCGAGAAGCCGGTTACTGAAACCTGAGACCCGGTAGATGTAGCATTTGACGCGTTCGCCACTGAGCCAGAATCGAACGGATTGGTGTTGCTATTCTGGCCTGAAACTGCAAACGCATAAACCTCACAAACATCCGGGATTTGCGACATTGTAACAGTTATCACTGTTCCAGATAGTTGAGCGGAGGCGTATGCCCACCAAACCTCGAAAGCTTGCTGCGTATCCTGGCCAGCATGTGGATGACTCACATCTGCGCTCGTAAACGACGCGAGTTTTGCAAATGTCAAACCGCTGGCAGTGACGGTTGAAACTGTTGAATAGTTGCTATTGAGGTCAAGTTCACTCGCGATGTGAACAAGAACAATGCGGCCCGTACCGGCCGTCGAGAGGGTGACGGTTCCCGAAATATGAGAGCCGTTCTTGCCAAAATTAGTTCTGGCATAATAAGTAGAGTTGTTGTCGAGAGCTACGGTCATGAGAAATTCTGTCCCGCCGTGTTGCCGTACCAAGTCGTGCCGCCGTCTGCGGAAATCAGGATAATTACATCCTTCTTTCCGCTGCCGGACGTGATGGTCGGCGCGGTACCGCCGGGCCAAATCGTGCCGCTCGGCCATGCGGTGATGTTGTACGCACCCGTGCTCGCTATGATTAGCGTGATCTTGGTCAATGTGTCATCGGCCGCCGGATTGCTGATGGTCATCGCCACTGAGATGTTCGAACTGAGAGTTAGTTCGATAATTTCCCCGAGACTGCGGTCGATTGTGAGGCTGGTACTGGACGCCGTAACATCCTGGACGGTGACCTGAACACCGACAACGCCCGAGGCGCCCGTGCCGCCCGTGCCGCCCATGGGACCCGTGCCGTAGTAGGCTTGACCGTCATCGCCGTCATCCCCTGCGAATCCGGGCGGCCCCATCGGGCCGGGACCTCCGGTCGCCCCGGTCGCCCCGACCGGACCGGGAACGAACGATTCCTCCCCGTCATCGCCTTGGGGGCCGAACGGCCCGACCGGGCCTGGAGGTCCGCCCGGCGTCCCGGAGGCGCCGCTGGCCCCCGTGGCGCCTGTGGACCCCGGAGGACCACCCGGCGTCCCGGACGACCCTGTGCCGCCCGTGCCGCCCGTGCCGCCCGTGCCCCCGGTGCCGCCCGAGGCGCCCGTGGCGCCCGTGGCTCCGGTTGCGCCGCCCGGCGAGCCGGACGCACCCGTGCCACCCGTGCTGCCGGGGGGTCCCTGCATCCCTTCGTCGCCATCATCGCCGTCGAGGCCGATGAAGGTCGCGCCGCGAATCGGGTCTGACCAAATCACATCGTAGTTAGCAAGCGAATTTTTCGTGAGGACTTGACCCTGGATTCCGCCAGTCGGAAGCGCGTTCGACGGCTGCGTGATCAAGAGGCCATAAAGATAGTGTCCCAAGCCATCGCCGGCATTCGGATCGAACGTGGCCGCGCTTGTGTGCTGGACAAGGACCAAATAAAGCGAGCCGGCCCCGTTGATGGTGACCACATCCATGACGGCGTAGCCGGTATTCGGCGTCCACGCTCCGCGGAAATTCCACGATGCAGTCGGGAGCGTGTACGGCCCGAGAACGGTATGGTCCGTGAAATGGACATAGAGTTGGCTGCTCACCACATTAAAATAGGCAATTTCCGATGTGACGGCATGGTCCTGCAATGCCTCGACCGCGCTGAAAAGAGACCAAAAGTTGATATCAATTTGCGTCGCGCTGAGGTCCGAACCTTGGCCCGGCCCCCAACGCGTGTTGTCATTTGTCCGATACGTGATTTGGTCGGTCATGACTTGCTCCGCGAAACTTGGTTAACAAAGCGCGGCGGCTGTGTCAACACAGGGTTAATGGGCCTGCCCGGAGTCCGCTTGAGGGCATCGGCGAGCATGGTGTACCGTGCCGAGCGATCCGTGGAGGTATTCTTGTCGTGCATTGCCACAAGGGCAGCGTAATCATCCTTATCGGCCATGATCCGCTCCTATATGCCGAACAACTGGAAATTGTTCTCGTTGCTGCCGAAGCTGCCGGACAAGTCGATTCGGTTATCCGGGTCGCCGGGGTTGATGCCGCGCGGACCGATCGAGACGTTGATGATAGGAGCAAAGCCAGGATCAGAAAAATAATTGCCGGTCTCGGTGAAGGTATTGTGCAAGGCCACGATCGGGAGATTCACGGACGCGGTTGACTTGATATATGGGACGATATCCGGCGATCCCAGGCTGTCGTTGAAATAGAAAAACGAATGATCCTGACTGAAAAACTGGAAGGGCGGAGTGCAACTGACCGTGTAGAACCCGAGTGCGGCTAACACGAAATTGGTGTAGTCCGTAGTGCTGTCGAATTGAACAGGGGCTATCTGACCTAGCACAAAACCCGGTGACTGTTGCGGCGCACGATTGCCCGGCGTAACCACCGGAGTCGTTCCGGTGCCTCCCAAGTGATCAGCCACGATTCCACCGAAGCCCAAATCGAGGTATGAATATGTGAAGGCGCCGATATCAGTCCGGTCGGGGATGCCTTCTGTGCTCACGGTGAAGGTGATCGGTTTATCGTATCCAGTATTGTCCCGTCCAAGAAGGGCACGGACTTTGGTCAGGTTGATGCCGAACACGTTCACCCCGCCGGAACCAAAGAAGCCGGGCATGCCGGTTGCCGTGTTGGCCGGCGTGCCACCTCCCGTGCTCCACGGATGCAGACACCATGAGTAGTAATACTTGAAATAGTCGTCCAGATTGCCATAGATCGTATTGGTGATCGATGGCGCGCGCGGCGCCCCTTCCGGCTGGGGTATGGGCGCGCCCGCCGCCGCGTTATCCGGCGCAGCCCGGCCCACACCGAAAGGCGGTGCAAAATACGGATAGTGCCAGATTGTCCCGTCGCCGAACACCGGGAAATTCGCATCATGAATGAAGATGCGAAAATCTCCGACCGCCTGCCCCAGGTAGCCGAGGTCGAGCGACACGCAGAACAGCGCGTAAAGATCATGGCCGCCATGGGCGTTGACAACCCACCAAAGCGGTCCCTGCCGAAGCGGTGCGCCCTTGCCGAGCCACGGTCCCGAACTCGGTCCGCCATGGTCCTTGTCCGGGAATGAGATGTAGACGTTCTGGTCGGTATTGTCGGGCGGGACTTTGTTCCCCTCCGCATCGGTCGTGTATTTGGTGGAGTCGATTTCCGTAAGGTCCCCTTGTGGGCAGAGCCAAATGTTTTCCTCAGCGTTCGTCCCCTTCCAAGCCATCTTCTCTACCCGCTCTGTGATCAGGTACGGCGCGCCTGATGCTCCTACGGCGCCAGAGGACTGAGTAGCGCCCCCCGAGGCACCGGGTGTTGCGTCTTTGACAATCTGGTCACAGCGAAGCTTAATTGACGTGTTCCCATCGGGGGCAATGTCAAGCCCGTGACCGGTCGGGTCGATAATTGCCGGCTTGGATTTCAGTACAGAGCACGATAATCCGGTTTCGCGCCCGTTCGTTCCTCGATAGGCAAAGCTGTCCAGGATTTCCGCGTCGAGCATCTGAGTTGGGTCATCGGGATTGACCATGCGTTTCATGTGTGAGCGCCGGGAGAATTTATTGGCCCCGCCTTTGGCGTGTGGGCCGCCGGGGGTGTCGTCAACGATGTATGGGATCACGTTGGCGGAAAGCCCCTCCAAAAGATTTTCTTCACGCGTTGTAGGCTGCGTGAACATCGTCTTGCCGCCCGAGTTCCGATAATAGACGATCTTGTCAAGGACTTTCACGTCCACCCACGTATCGGAGTTATTAGGGTCCTTGCACCGGACGACATGCACCCTTCGAGTTTTGTCCGCCATGACGTTTAGTCCTGAGCCAGCTTCTTTTGAAGAGAATCGCTTTTTGGGGCCGATTCTTTGTGCGAATTGCCCATCGCGTATCCCTCAGAGTTGCTCCCGCTGTAGCTGAAAGTTTTGCCCGCTCCCGGCCTGCCGACGATAATATGCACATTCGGAACGCCGACTTGCCCCGGAACGAAAATGTCTTTCGGAGTTATGTCAGTCCCGGTGAAGGGGCGGATGACTGATTCCAAGCCGTTCATGATCTTCCTCCTGTTGTTTTTCCCACGGCAGCCGCGCAAACTCCGGGCGCGCGGCTTGTTGCATGAGACGTTTCATCCATGCCGCAACTCTCTCGCGGCGTTCTCGGCAGTTCTCACACTCAGACATGGCTCGGTGCCTCCAAATCAATGCCCTTGGGGACCTCTAACACAGATACGCTAACGCCGTAGCTGCCCTCAAAGGGGCCATTGGTGACCGGCTTGATATCTATCTCCCAAACAATCGGGTTAGCCGCCATGACATGTGCTACGGTTTTGTCAGAATTGTTGAACAAGACCTCCATTTGGGTATTGCTGGATTGGGTAGAATAGGTTGTGGTAACCCCGCTGCCGCGGGTTATTTGTGTGAATGTTTGTCCTTGGATCGCCTGAGACTCAGCTACTCCCGCGGCGGCTATCATCGCCGCCTGAATTTTCGCCGCTTGTTCTTCCAAGGTAAACTTGGCAAATGTGCCATTCGGGTTTCCGGCGGTAGGGAGAGATTGAAGCGGGAAAAGCAGTCCGTCATCAAAGGGCGCGTATTCGGGCGGCGTGTACCCGATAGTGGCCGCTGCAATTGGGATGACCACTCCGTCATAGCGCTGATAGCCGGCTTGCATGTATCCCGCGGCCGTTGTGTACTCCGGGGTTCCGGGAACCGCGGTGATTGTCTCACCGTAGCCCACCGCGCACCCAATCTCGACATGCCCGAGCAACGAACCGGAGTTGCCGTCAGCTTTCAAGGAATACGAAATCACCTTGCCGGTAGCGACGCCGCCCGGCAAACGAGGATCGTACAGCGTGGCATTCATCCGGCAAGACAACCCTATAGCCAAATCGAAGGGGCATTCCCAGCTGACCTTGACAGCGCGCGACCGTAGGCGGAGTCGTGCTCGCGCTTTGCAGAGTAGGTACTCGACGCTCCACAATCCACGATCAGTGGGGAAATAGTTATTCGCAGTGACATGGATGGGCGTTCCGCCTGCCGGAATCCCGAGAAAAGACGGAGTGGCGCCGAGGAAGACCCAGGTTACCGACCCATCCGTAAATCCATCCCCTACGTTGAAATCGCCCCAAAAGATCACAGTGCCGCCGCCGCCGCTCTGGTCCGTTTCGGTCCAGCCCGGACCTTTGATGTATGAAATGGTTACGGGAGCCGGAGCCACTTCATCCGAGACGGCCCGAGCGGGTGTGTAGGTAAATTCCTGGTACGCGCTATTGGTTTCGCCGGCCGAAATGCACATGAGGTAAGCGCCAAAGTCGAAATCTTTCCAGTTGCCGGCGGCCACATCGAAATACTTGGGGACGGCATAGATGATTTCGCCAAGCGGGATATTGGATGAATCGGTCCAGCCCGGCGGCTGAGCGAGAGGCGCCGTACCCATGCTAGCCCACAGCACGCCGCGCGGGGCGTACAGGTAGAAGGTATTGCCCGATATGTCGGCCGTGGAAATGAAGCGTCCGGCTTGTTCGTCGGCAAGACTCAGGGCAAGCGAAACAGTAGTGGCGTCTATGACATGAACCCAAAATCGAGTTGTGTAGGCGATATCGCTGGGGACGTTGTTAGGATAAAAAAGGATTGGTCCTTGCTGGTCCGAGAACGTGCTAGGCGTCGTGAGTGTGAACTGCGTGCCGCCCGTTCCGGGTTTGACGGTACAATAGGATGCTTCGTTCGTCGCCTGTCCGTCGAGCGTAATCGTGCCGGGAAGATCGCTGAATACCGGCTCCACGGAGCCGGCGGTGCCAGCAACGACGCAAACTTGATAGCTCAAACCGCCCGGTGTTGTCGGGTTGTTCGGAAAGATAATGAAGCCCCGCTCGACGTACTTACCGGCAATGTCGGTCCACGCGTCGATTAGCTCAAGTTGTTCCCCGACATTCACCCCAGTGATCGTGATAAGTTCGGTATTTTGCTCTACTGTAGGCGCCGTCAAAATGGCTTGGGTATGGGCTGTCACGTTGAAAGTCAGGTTTTCCGTGAAGCTCCGCTTCGCCTGATAATACAGTTCCCACGTACAATTTATCCACCACAACGGCACGATCATGCCGGTCCAATTAGCGGATGCCCCTTCATTGGCCGGCGGATCGTCATAAGGATTGCAATATCCCGCTTTTCCTAGCCACGTCATTTGCTGACTCAGGCCGGCGCACGACGGTCCGCTTGCCGATGCGGACATGCTGTTCGTACTGCAATCGAGCATAGGTGCGTCGGTGGACCAGGAATGGCTATAACTCCACATCGAGGTCAAGTTGATGCGGTAAACATCATCGGCAAAACTGGTCTCGACAAACCAGCCAGAACCGAGACCCGCTCCAGGTTTAGGCCACTGACTTAGAAAGGATTCCCCGGTATAGGTGGCGAGATTCACGTCGGGACCGCTTACGAACCCGTTGCAGCGCTGTGTCCAGTTCACTGTCGCCTGCACTTGGATATTTGTAAGCGGCGGCTGCTCTAATTGCAGACTAACATTGTTGTAGAGCGCATCTTCTTCTTCGAAGACGATGGTCCCGTCCTCGCCGGTCAAGATATCCGATGCGGTAGTTGCCAAAGTTGTGCGGTCTATATGCCAAAGCGAAGACCAGCCTTCCAGAATCGAATCGGGATCGTCACGGTGCTTCACGTCGAGAAAAACCGGGTCCCAATACGGCCGCACCTTCATGGTTTCCGCAACAGCCTGCTTGTCCGCGATATACGAACGGGAGCGCGAAATAAATCGCAGCGTAATTTTCTCCGCGAACAAGTCGGAAGGGACGCCGATCAGCACGCCGAAGAACAGAGGGACGACGCCGCTGCCATCCGGCGGCTGGTACGCGAGCCATGCCCACTGTTTGCGGCCGGGTGCGAGTAGCCCGATACGCGGATTTTTAATGGTGAGGTCCAGCGTCGGGGTTTGACCTTCGTCATGCTTGATTTCGAACGCAAAGATTTCTTCGTCCACGACCTCTTGATGCGCCGTGAACGTTGTCTGATCCGCGTCAACCCAACTAAAGAAAAACGGCGTTAGTGCACTCATGGCTGTCTTTCCAAATTAGTTTTTTGAACGTGACACGGCTCACACAATCCTTGAATATTTTCTACAGTGTTCGGACCACCCCATGAAAATGGAATTTTATGGGCGATATCGTTTGACGGCGCTCCGCACGGACACGGCTTAGCTAGAATCAAGCGTACATCGGCCGCAGTCAAAACTCCTGGAAGACCCCAAGCTGCGGCTCTTCGATTGGCATCTTGCGCGCGAGCGCGCATCTTAGTTGGCTCAGGGTCCTCCATGTATTGCTGTCGAGATAGATTAATGAATTTTTGCGGGTTAGCTTCGTATGCTATCGCACGTGCAACGAGAGTGCGCTCACGATATGCTTGATTTTCCGCATAGCGACGCCCGTTTTTAAGGTTCTGACAATCAACGCAAGTTGCATTAGCTGTAAGTCGATCGCATACATGACCATGCGGACACGGATTTCCAGTGAAATACCGAGTAGCGCCGCTTTGGTGCGCTTCTGCGCGAGTTTTCGGTATCAAGGTGGTCACAGCTTCCTCGTAAGTATGAGAATAAGGGCTTCACTGACTCGTTTTGCAAACGCGATCTTCGCTTGCCGAGTCTTGAGAATGCGAGCCGCTTTGGCCGGACGCATTGCTGGTTTAGATTTCTTCAAGATCAAGTTCCCAACTCATGGCGCATTTCCATTCATCGAAATGCTCATGTAGGGTCATGACCATCATCGTGAGGACAGGCCGATAGAACGTGTAGTGCCCTTGCACATATTCCGACCCGCTGACAACGGTACGAAATGGCGAGCCTGGGTTGCCGTTGAGGAAGCAGAACGACGCCGCACACAGAACTGTGACGGTATCGCCGGGGTACAGGCCGTCGAGCGGCGGAGCGTCAACGTCCGTGCATGTTATCTTACTCCCGTACTTGCGGAAGATCGGATTGGAGATATCAATCAGCACGCCATTGATCGTGCGCTCTTGCTGCGACGCCTGCTTGATAACCTCAAGCGTCTGCGTGAGACCGCGCGCCTGATATTGAAACCCGCCGAGACCCGAGATGACCAAGAGCGTATCGCTACCTGCCGGCAGGGTGTTCTCTAGCTGACCCATGACGGTTTCCTTCCGGTTGAAGCCGTTTGCCGCTGAATTGCGAACGTCGCGAGCTTCGAAGCTACGTCGGCCGGGGCGTGAAGGCCGTTAAAGTGGTGTCCGTCAATCGTCAAGTTCAAAATCGATCCGCTCTTGCCCCCGGCAGCGCCGGCCGAACGTATCGGAGCCAACACCGGGCCACCCATGGCGAAGCCGGAGAGTTTCGCGCCGAAATAGTTGATGGCCTCACTCAGGTTATGGCCGTCTGCCGTGACCACGAATTCGCCGGCTGACAAGCGACCGAGAATGCTGTCGCTTGTTCCGGTGCCGGGGCCGCGCACCGGGCCGCCGGATGCGAAGCCCGAAAGCCCGGCTTCAGCGCTAGGAGTGAGTCCAGCATTCCGTTGCTGTACCGGAGTTCCGGGATTGGCATTATTAAGCGCCGGGGCCGCGCCGATGGACGCAAGAGCTTTTCCAAGTTCGTATGCCGCGCTTACTGCCTTCATGATCCATCCGACGATTACTCCAAACCCGTTGACTATTTGCTCGATCCAACTCCCCTTGTAGATATCATCAAAGGCTTCTTTAATTTTGCCAGCGTTGTTGACGACAGTCCCCATCGCGGTTACAACAAGGGCAATCGCGATCGGGATGGCGATCCAAGGGGAGAGAAATCCAAGGGCCAAAGTTGAGAGTGTTTCAAGGGCAACCTTAATGCCCGAACTCTTGTTCGGCTCAAAAGCCGCAGAAAGCCATTTGTCCAAGGCCGCCAAACCGTCTATGGCATCGCTTATAAAGACCTTAATCGCGGCAAGACCGCTGATGAAATCCTTCATAGTATCGGTTTCAAATGCTTCCGTGATTAACTTTAGAAATCTGGTTGCCGCAGGGGACAGTTCAGCCGAAATTTTGTTTTGAACTCGGTCCATTTCGGCGCCGAAACTCGCCCATGCCGAGACCGTATCTTTTGCAGCGGTGACGTTCGCCCCCGACAACGCGAATGCGGAATTCTTCGCCTTCTCTACCATCGCCTCGATTGCTTCCGGCCCTTTGCTAATGGCCGCGACCAACTCCGAAGCCGAAGACGTGCCCGCCCGGAAACCGGCGCCCATGAGGCGCTGGACCAGTTCCATCTTGATGCTCATATCATCGGCGGAATTGCCGAGTTGATGGAACAGTTCCGTCATCTTCGTGAAGACTTGGAGGCCAGTCGGCTTCTCGCCTCCCGCCGACGCCGATTGAATGACTGCTTGCGCCAATTTCTGCGCGGGCACCAAACTGAGATCAAGGCCGTCTTTTATGTTCCCGTAGCCTTTGGAAATTTGGTCCACCTTCTCGGCAATCTTCGGAAGGTTCTTAAGGTCGTCCTCACGCTGTTTATCCGCTGCCTCAGCTTCGGCCTCCCTCGCTTTCTTGAGCCCAAGCGCAGCTTCCTTCTGCGCCATCATCGCTTTGTGTGAGTCCTCTGCCGATTTCAGGTTCGCATCGGCGACGGCCTGGATCGCTTTGTCAACAGCGAAGCTATCCTGCTTATATTGCAGTTCCTCTTTCGCGGCTTTCGATGCAACATCCCCGTACTTTTTCGCACCGGGAGTTTCGTACAATTTATTTTGCGCCGCCTCAAGTGCGAGCGCGGCACCGCGCTGCGACAGCGCGTCGTGGGCGGACGTTTGAGCCGCTGAGGTTGCGGCTTCCTGAACCCGATCATAAGCCTTTTCGAGGCCCAAAGCTGCCTCTTGCACTCGCATCATGTCGCGTTCTTGTACGTCGGCCGCCCCACTCATTTCTCGCTGGATTTCAGCCCATTGCTGGCCGATGCTTATCGCCAATCGGTTCAAGGACCGTTCCAACATCTGCCCGCCGACGCCGATCGACGCAAAGGCTTCCTTGATACCTTCAATTTGATCTATCGATCCGCCGAACGCCTCGCTCAAAGCGCTGAGGCGCTGTATAAGGCGATCTTGCGACTCAACAAATAGGAGCGCTGCGCCCGCGGCGACCCCCATGGCGGCTTCAATGCCGGCAACCACCAACTCGAATTTCTCCAAGCCTCCGCCGCCGGCTTCCGCTGCCTGCGCAATGTTCTCGAAAGTGCGTACGCCGGTTTCCTCGATACGCCGCAACGTTTCGAGAACCTCGGTGCCACCTTCGATGCCTATACCTTGGATAACGTCTTCCAAGCCGGCCATGATCAGCCTCTAAATGCCGTTTCGAAGATCGAGCGAAAATTGCTCATGACCTCCATTTGCCGTTCTCGCAAGAAGAATTTTTGCGGGATGATGACGCGACTTATACCAAAATACTTTGGTTGCCGATCGCTGATAGAGAATAGCAACGGCGGATGACCGGGCGGATTGCCGGAATACAGGCCGCCGTAGCTTGACGCCGATCGGCCCGCAGCATCGGTGCCGCTGATGGGAATCCATAAAAGCGGATTACCGTGTATCTCTCCCCCGGTTTCGAAGATCGCAACGCGAGGGTCTTCATGGGTCATGCTTATGCGCATGTTTTGGAGCGACCCTTCGACCCGTACCTGTAATCCCGATATCCATGATCCGCCGAAATTTCCGGCTTGAGCAATGCTGGCGCGAGCGCCCGCTTCGATCATGCTCGCGGCCATATTGGCGGCCGTGATCAGGGCTTGTTCAAAACGGTCGGCGAGACCAGCTAGGTTCTGCTTGAACTTTGGGGCGGCGGCTTTGGAAACGATGAACCTCATAGGGCTGCCCTTCGTTCAACCCAGGCGGCTACCATTCGTTGACGAGTTTCAGCGGATCGTTTCTTACCGCGCTGGATTATTGAAGATTCTTGTCGAGCCGCAGGTGATGCCCAACGGCGGCGTTGTGCTTCAGACATATGTTGACGTGCTTTTAGTGGGCGCTTCATCCCTTGTTGAGCTTTCGCCATTGCGAGGGTAGAGCGGTGGTGTCCTAGATTTCCCTCCGAATGATTTTCAGAACAGGTTATGATCTTCACATTTTCGATTGCGTAAGGGCCGGAATCTCCGGGCCGCGCCATCACATACTGTCCTAAGTAAATCCCGCGGTCGTTCCAGTGACCGGAATCCTGCCAAATCTTCCACCATTCTGTGAATGTTAAATAAAAATCTATACCGCGCTTTCGGGCGGCGCATCGGTGTTCATTGAACAATAACCGAGGCCAGACTTTTCTCCGCGTCATTGTTGTTTTTCCCATTCATCAAGCTGCTTCTGAATCTGTTTTCCGTCCCCACTTGCCCCTAGCGCGGCGATAGCAAGAGCCGCGTAATTCTCGCGTTCGCGCCGACGTTCCGACAGAAAAAGGTATGCAGCAATCTGACGGGGCGTCAAGGACCAGACGGTTCGGTAGTCGAATCCGGTGGCAATGAGGGCTTCGATTGAGGCGGCGAGTTCATATCCGGCGCCCTTCCAAAGTTTGCGGAGGCGACTACGTTGGCGAGAACTATCACTCTCTCGACGAAAGGGCCGAAGCCACTCTTGAATGTGAGCCTCCCGATCGCCTCAAGGATATCGAGTTGTGCTTCGACCGGGAGGCGGCGGGCAATTGCTTCGGCCGCCTCATCGCCGGGATTTCCGGAGCCGGCCGCGATTACGGCGGAGAGAGCCTCGGGGGCTGTCGTCGCTAAGTCGGAAAGCTTCACGCGGCCTCCGATCAATGCTTGGACCTCGGGGAAGCGCTGAAACAGAGCGAACACATCTTCAGCCGCGATTCCAGTCACTCTCAGGGGTCGGTTGCCGATCATGATTTGCTCAGTAGGAACGCCGATATCGAGCAAGCTAAGACCTTGTTCCTTTGCCATTTGGGGGCCTCGTTTGGGAGTTGCAGATAAAAGGGAGAGCCGGCGGGACGAATCGAACGCCCGCACCGCGCTCCCCGCATGTTGCGCACCCGTCCTTGCGGAATTCATGCAAGATGGCTCGGGTTTTCTATTTGGCCCGAGAATAAGCTGCTTGCGAATAGGGCGAATGGCGACGCGACATGATTCGCTCTATACGAAAACGCGCATAACGTCAACATATACGCAGACGCTAGTTTAGTCCGGGACCGGCGAGGTCGGCAAGGACACGTAGGCTTGTCCGAAGGTGCCTGTCGTGTGGTCAAAGAGCACGTCGCCTTCGAGATCAACGGTACCCCACGTGTTGCCGATTAGGCTGAGGGCCTTGTTCGGCGACAGCTTCACAAGCGGAAAATGGACAGTCCACACCGGGCCGATATCGTTGGCGCCGATGAACTGAATTGCCGCGTAAATGACCGGATTCGCGAAAATGTCGATTTCCTCTTGAGCCGGGGATGGGCCGCCGTACGGCAGGCCAAGCAATCCGAAGCCGACATTGCGTGCAGTCAATTCTTCAAGCACCATGGTCAGCGTGCCTGAAAGTTCGGTCACGGCCACGAAATCTTTTACCTTGACGCCGGTCATCGAACTGTAGTGATCAAGCTGCGTGACCTTCGCCATGAATTCGAATATCGGGCAGTTTCCAGCGTGCGTGAACACGGTCTCGCCGAGCACCTTGATCCACACCGCGCCTTTGCCGATGTAATAATTTCCGATATTAGGACTGGTAAGGCTGCCCTCTACAAGCCGATTGGAATTTTGGGGCATGGAACACTCCTATTGGCCGACAGTTTCCCAAGGAAGCAGTGGATAAGTGAACGTGATGCTTATCCCGAGTTGCCCTTGCATTTGGCGGTTGCGTGCGAGGTCTGTGACGCATCCGTCGTACACGATGTTCCCGTTGGCGCCCACACTGGCCTGTAAGGACGGGTCCGGCAGAATGGCCGCCAGGATTACACGTCGCGCCAAGTTCAAGTCCGCTCCTACATTGAGGTTCAAGGGCTTTCGCACGTCGAGAACCACATAAATCTCCGGGGTCATCTTGACCAACTGCGTCGGCACTTGACCCTGTTGCAGCCCCGGTGCCCGCGTTAGGCGGGTGTCATTCGTTTCGTCCCCGTCCAGAAGAATGATCCCCGGCACCAAGGACGCCGGAAGCTCGTTGCGATTGTGCACGTAGTTCCCGGCTGGTATTGTTCCACTCGACAACATGATCGTCGTTCCGGCGAGAAGCGCGTCGAGTCGTTCCAAAATTTCCTCACGGCGGTCGCGAATTGTTGTCATCGGCTTGACCGCCCCAAGCCGACCATGTAGAATGCAGCATGTCCGAACGGCATACTCGATACAAAGCGCGCCATCCCGACCGCATTCGAAAGAGCCAAAGCGACTACGGGAAGACGCCCCGTGGTCGCGCCAAAAATCATACGTACCAGACCATAAACCGAGTCAAGATACGAGTGGCCGCAATTCAGAGGCGTGCCCTTAATGAAGGGCATGCATTGCTCGATGAAAGCACGCTTCGCTCCCCGCCCGAAGATGGCTGTTGCGAGCTTTGCCACAAGAGGGCGGTGCTTTGCATAGATCATGACCATGTTACCGGACGGTTTCGAGGATGGCTTTGTCGCAACTGCAATGCCGGTTTGGGGCTGCTTGGCGATGACGCCGAATCTCTGATGCGCGCGGTCTCCTATCTTAACGCCGAACGGTGAACTCCCAAAGCACATTAACCCCCGCTGGGGCGAACGGCTTCGGAGGGCATGTGAACGGCAGAACCTCGTTTTGAACCGTGCCTGCCGGCTGGATAAACGTCACAAGCTGGTCCTTCTCGTTGTCGGGCGGCTCATTGAGCACCGCGCCTAGTCCTACCGACATGATGACTTTGCGGTCGGTCGGGTTCGCTAGCGCCGTCGCTTTGTCGCTCGGCATGTAGTCATAGATGCATACCCAGCACTCACGATCCGTTGGGGTGTCGCCGGCTCGGCGAAGGGCTGCCTTCATACCGAACCGTTTGATCAACTTGTCCGCTGTCGCCCGTGTACCCAGGTAGTTGAATCCTGCCATGTCTAGCCCCATATGGTTAATGGCGCAACCGGCCTTTTATCCGGGTCAGCGGATAATTGTCCGGCCGCCGGCCGCGACCAAAAGGCCCGCGCTGGACAGCATCCGGGTAACTTGCGGAAAGTCCGGGAAGAAGCCAAGACCGAATTTGGTATCATACGTGTAAGTTGTTCGAATCGGCCCCACATCTTCTGTCCGAGTTTGAATGACTCCGCCCCCAGATGAGACGTTTGGATCATAATCCGGCATCAAGATGGTGCCGGCGAGGACTCGAAAGGCAAGCTCGGCGCATGCGAACTTGACAGCCTTGGGCACGTCATAGACCGAATCTCCACTCCAATCGACGACGCCCTGTCGCGGCCATTCTGTGTGTTGCTGCGTAGTGCTCGGAGTGAAAAAATTCATCTGCGCAAACCCGAAAGGTGAAAGCCACGGGTCTATAAATGGCAACATAGGATCGAGCGTTGGGTTTGTAAGAAATTGAAGTAGCTTAATGCCCTTGAACCGGTAACGCTGGTCTATATAATCACTCGATTGAACGATGGCCGCTTGCGCAGCCGATGTGAGCGGGAACCCGAGAGCATTACCTCGGCTCGCATGGTATTCCTTGAGAAACGCCACAGTTATATACGCATTCGCTGGGACCATCTGAATAATGGACGATGTGTTTGGTGAGGTCGTGTTAGCTCCAGTCTTCCACGTTACGACGCCGGACGGTGGCCATCCCGAGGCTAACGCGGCCTTGGTGTATATGCCAAAGTTAAGCGGGTCTAGAATCTGCCCAACCGTGAATGCGAGCGATACCGGAGTGTCGGTAACGCCTTGTCCAATGTCATCAACGGAATCCGTACCAGCATAGACGCCCGTGTCGCCGACGGCGATGGGGTGAGGCATCGCCGAAGCCATTACGAGTTGAGCCGAGGTCCCACTGCGGTCTTGAACGCAGAAAATTGTGGTTTGAGTCATTTAGGTTTCTTCTTTCACGGATTAGAGGGCCACCCATTGTTGATATTAATTGCTTGCACTGCGGCTACACTCGCCGCCGCTGCAATGGACGCACGCAACGAGCGATAATTATCAGTTATCGTCGCCAAAAAATTTCCAACTTGGGTTCCTGTCACACTAGTAGAATTACCTGCGCGTATAAACGCTTTCAAATCAAAATTATTATCTAAAAGCGTATCAAGCTGTAACTGCCAATAGGTTTTCCACCACGCAAGAGGCCAACTATTCTGGAAGGTGGTATAGTCCGCCAAAATCTGCGCTGGCGTTTTTCCTGCCGGTTCAATCTGTGTAACAGTTGAATCCGCGTCGGAGATGAAAAGAATCGTACCGTCATGTCTATAATTGATACTCATGGGACACTCACATTTTGAAGGACGCCAAATGGCACATTCTTGGTAGTAATTGCCGTCGGACTAGAGACAGTACCCCAAGTACCGAACGTCTGGTTAAAGGTCCAACCCGTAGGTAGAGCAGAAGAATGCGCAACCGTATCTCCAGTGGCCGAACCAAGTAATCCTGGAATAATTGTCGATGTAGCATTTGGCCATGAATTACAAATGGCTGAACCGCCGGCAGTCGCATCATAAGCGAGACCAAACCAATAAAGACCTGGTTCTAGTTGATGATTTCCATTAGAAAAAGCCGCTGAAACAAATCCAGTCGCACCAGTTGTAATACTCGCGGTATTATCGACAAGAGTACTTGGCTGACTTGCTGAATCGTTATATAGAGCAAGTTGAAGATTACCCGACGCTTTTAGAGTGCCAATATGGATTCCAAGCGACCCCCAAGTTGATCGCTCCTTTATGATAAATGGTGCAAAACTCGATGTACCGGTGGCTAGCGTTGTCCCGCTGGTAGGTAATGGTGCAAATAGTGATGGATACCAATTATTCACTTGATAGGTATCAAAATTATTCGCACCAATTGCTTCCCATTTAGCGGCGGCTGTTGCAGCACTTCGACAAATAAAAGCACACCCTGTTCCAGTATTAACTCCGATCGATCCGGGCGAATAGCCCTGGGTATTGTCGTTCGCAGTTCCCGGGTCTACGGATGCGGCATAGGTGTTCAATACACCAAGTTGTTGTTTAGGTATAATTTTTCCGGCGGGAAGCGTAAACATTTTAAGGACTACTCACATTTTGCATGACGCCAAATGGGGTGTTCTTGACAGTAGTCGCCGTCGCACTAGAGACAGTAGCCCAAGTACCGAACGTCTGACCAAAAGTCCAGCCGGTAGGCAATTGAGTAAACCCTGCAACCGTATCTCCTGTGGCAGAACCAAGTAACCCTGCAACAAATGATGATGCAATATTTGGCCATGAATCACAAATCGCTGAACTGCTGGCAGTCGCATCATAAGCGAGACCAAACCAATAAAGACCCGGTTCTAATGTATGATTTCCGCCGGAAAACGATGCCGAAACAAATCCAGTCGCACCAGTTGTAATACTCGCGGTATTATCGACAAGAGTACTTGGCTGACTTGCTGAATCGTTATATAGAGCAAGTTGAAGATTACCCGACGCTTTTAGAGTGCCAATATGGATTCCAAGCGACCCCCAAGTTGATCGCTCCTTAACAAGGAACGGAGAAAAACTTGATGTACCGGTAGCTAGCGTTGACCCGTTAACGGGTAGTGGAGCAAAAAAGGATGGATACCAATTGTTCGCCGCGTAAGTATCAAAATTCGTTGAATCAAGCGCACCCCATTTAGCCGAGGCTGTAGCAGCACTTCGACAAATAAAAGCGCGCCCTGTTCCAGTATTAACTCCGATCGATCCGGGCGAATAGCCCTGCGTATTGTCGTTCGCAGTTCCCGGGTCTACGGATGCGGCATAGGTTTTTACCACGCCAAGTCGCGGTCTAGATACAACCTTCCCACCCGGCATAGTAAACATTTTAGAAATCTCCTGCAAAGGCGTTTGCAGTAATCAATTTAGTTGATGTGACAGTTGTCAGTGCTGAAATCGTCAAAGTTTCAGAAGAGCCAGCTAGAAAAATATATGGGTTATTATCGCTATCAAGAGGAAGTCCGGGAATTTGAGAACTATTCAACGCATTAACACTTGGCACAGTACCAGAATTACCAGCACCAATCGGAACAGTAACAGTTCCGAGCGGGTAAGACGTGCCCGATTTTGTAATGGATATCTGAACATCCCGAGCCGATGTATCAGTTGATTGAAGAACTAAACTCGTAATTTTGCTGCCGTTTGAACCTCCAGTATAAACCGTTTTTTGCGCTTGCGCATCCGCATTCGCAATTTGGATTAATCCGTGATTTGGGGTTTGAACAGAAACTACAGAATTCGGAGTTGTAGACATTATATACCTCCTGGACAAAGTTTCGCAAGATCACAACACATCGCAAGAATAAACGAGGACGTTGGTCCCGTCGCGCCGGTCGCGCCGCTGGCGCCGGTCGCGCCGCTGGCGCCGGTCGCGCCGCTGGCGCCGGATGCACCCGTAGCGCCGACGCCACCCGTGCCACCTTGCAACCCGTCCTCTCCGTCTTGCCCGTCGAGTCCCGGAATGCCACTCGCCCCGGCCGTACCAGCCACGCCCGTCGCGCCGGTCGCGCCGCTGGCGCCGCTGGCGCCGGTCGCGCCGCTGGCGCCGGTCGCGCCGCTGGCGCCGGTCGCGCCGCTGGCGCCGGATGCACCCGTAGCGCCGCCTCCCGCCGGTCCGGGTTGGCCGTCCTCTCCGTCTTCGCCGTCAGCGCCGACTGCACCGCTTGCGCCACTTGCGCCGCGTATATTGCCAATCAGAGGCATTTAGAACCAACTTTCTACGGCTTTTCAGTAGATATTCACGGTAGATTACAAATTAGGGGCATTTTAGAACCAAGTTCCTACGGCTTTTTGGTAGATATTCCCGGTTGATGTATCGAGATAAAAATCACCATTTATTCCGAACGTGTTGTTTGGCACTCCCGAACCTTCATACCATGTTGTGCCCGATGCTCCAGATGCGCCCGGCGATCCGGCCGGCCCCATCGCGAGGACTGGAACAGGCAACGCGCCTATGACCGGCGGCAACGTCGGCGACACCGCGCCGCCGGCTACAACTATCGGTGCGCTCGACGGGACCGGAACTTGAACAGTTGTAATTTCCATTCGCTTAGCTGTCCTCTATGGTTATCCCTTGAACTAGATAAATCAGGCCGCGCATGAGCGCGATGCGAACACCAGTCGTCAAATCGACCATGAGCAAATCGTAATTGTAGGGAATGCCTGGATCGGGCGCCGCCGTCATCGAATCGAAAACCTCATCATTGACCTCGAAATGAAGAATACGAGCAATCGGATCATCCACGACAATCGTGGCCGGGACGGCCACAGATGATAGTGCAAGGTCAGGCAGCGCCGAGGTAGGATCGAGCTTCCAGTCGCACAAGAATTCCTGATGTGCAAAACTCCACGACAAGTCGCCAGTCGTTCCGAATCGAAATGACTGGAGAAACCACGCATTGTTCAAAACAGCGAGATTGACAATGCTGACAGTCGGGGCCGGGGCGGTCATTTAGGTCACCGGAGGGACGAGAATGGCTTGAGTGTCAACGAATTGCCAAGTGACAGCGCCATCTGATATCCGGCCGGTTCCTGACGGCGGAGTCGAGCCAGCCGTGGCGCTAGTCAATGCGACGTAAGCCTGACCGAAGCTTTGTACATAGTGACCAGCCGTAACGACAAGACCCGTGCGCCATTTAGTGAGGTTTCCCACTAAGGCTCGCGAGCGGTTGTTTTTTCGCCGGTAATAGAGGCCGGCCTGAGTGCGGGCGGTGAAAGCCACGGTGGATTACCTCTGCGGTACAGCCCCCACGCCCTGCGACGGGAACGATCGGGTCTCGCGCTTCTCGGGCATGACTAGCTTGCCATCAACACCCATCGCGGGGCGTACCGGCCGCTTCCATCCGCGGGAGTTACCCCGCGCTGCCGCCATATCGACCTGTGCCGGCTGGTAGTGGCCCGGCACCCCGGCTGCCGCGGCGCGGCGCGCGTTTTCGGTGGCGAGGAACTGCTTGATATTTTCCATCGGGGTCATCGGCGGGAATTTTTGCGCGAGGTCCTGCCGGGCCGCGGTGAGGGCGGCAAGTGCCTTCTTTTCGTCGGCGTGGCCTTCGAAAATCTTGCGCTGAGCCGCCTTGACGGCTTCGGTAGCTGCGACGATGTTCTGCGTGAGAATCGCGTGAACCTCGGCTTCGGTCATCAACTCGCCCGCGCCTTCGGTCACCGGCTTGGCACTGGGAACCTCGGCTCCGGTGACACTTTCGGGCGGGTCGCCCATCGCATCGCCGACCTTGCGCGCAAAGCCGGGGTACGCCTCATGGATATCCGACCGCTTGATCGTGGTATCATTGGCGAGCTTCTGGACGGTGCCGGTGCGCGGAAGGCCATCATCGGTCCAGTGCGCATTGTCATCGTTGTCAAGCTGCGCTAGTGCGGCTCGAATCTTCTCTCGTTGTGCGTCGTTCATAGTATCCTCTCAGGGGGCTTGAGTAAAAATGCGGCGGGGCCGCCCAAGGCCGCCGAAGCGCCCCCGGCGACCCCGCCTGTGCGGGCGGTGGGCGACTAAGCACCCGTGCCAGCGGTCGGCGTCCCGGCCCGTACGGTCCCCCGCGGGACCGGGACGCCAAGCTTTAACTCAGGGCGCCCGAATTGGGCGCGTCCTTGATTCGTTGTGCAGTGTTCTTTTTCAAGTCGGCGAACACTTGCGCTTCGGTCAGTCCAAGGCGCGTCGCCTGCTTGTCCAGGAACGCATCCGCTTGATCGCTGTAGCGCATACGAGCAAGACTCGCATGACGCTGATGGCGACGATAGAGACGGGGAGTCGCGTTGGCGTCGGTCATGTTGGGAACTCCCGGTTTGAAAAAGTGGCCGGAAGCGTAGTCTAATTACGCTTCCGGGGCAGAATTCAAACCTCAGACCTCCGCGTTGCCGCCGCTCACGAACGGATCAGCGCGATACGGACCCGGAGTCGCGATGCTTTCGGCGGTGATCAGGCGAGCGAGCTTGATCTGCTTGCGCTCGGGGAACACACGCACGAAGGCGCCGTTTGCCGAGAGAGTGTTGTTGGACGGTCCGCCCTTACTTGCGGTCGAACCGCTGTACGCATGGCCGACCGGATGGATGCACCATTCGACGCGGTTGTACAGGATATCGGAGCCGGCGCCGTTGCCTCGATCCGGGTAACGGAAGACCTCGGTCGGGACGACGGGGGTGCCGACACCAAGTCGGAAGCTGGCGGGGCCAACAAGCCAAGTGTGATAGACACCCGAGGCGGTGGCAGCGCCGTTGCTGTTGTCGCCGGACGGATTCGGCATGCCGTCGTCAACGATCACGCGCCGACCCAAGAAAGTCGGGATGTTGATGTGGCCTTCAGCGTCCGGAATAAAGTCAATGAGGTTGTTCTTCTGCGCCTTCGCATACACGATCGAGTGCATGAAGACGGCAGTCACGTCTTCGGCCGCATCGCCCAACAGAGTGCATGCGTCGATAAACGCGGAGGCGGAAAAGTCGGTGACGCCGCTGGAGTACCCGCCGGCCGAAATGTCGTTCGTCAGGTCATTCTGCGTGCCGTACTGAGCGGTGAGGCCCAGGCCCGGAGTCGCGCCCGCGTTGGCCGCGGCGTTGGTCGTGAACACGCCCTGAGCGACGGCGACAAACGCGCGCTGAAGACGACGGACCCAATAGTCGGAAACGCGCGAGGCGATGCTCTGCATCGGGTCGGCGCCGGCCAGGGCTGTTGCGAGCCGCATGGTGCTCCACGAACTGTTGCGGGACAGCCGGACCGCGACCTCGGCGGAGGTTTGCGTGATGTTCGGCTGAGAATTGGTGTTCGGGTCATCGCTCGAAATGTTCTCGGCGGGGTCCCCGATATCCTGCCAGGACGGAACGGTGAACGTCAGACCGCCGCCGGCAAGCAGGTTGTCGAGAAAGTCATCCCGAGCCGCGATTCCGGACTGAACGATGGCGGTCTTCTCCATCGTCAATTGCTGTGTGTAGGGAGTGAAAATTGCGGGGACGATCACATCCGCGATTTGCGTCGAAACGTTTGTCATGACAAAGCCCCTTGGGTTGCTGACTGGTCAGGGACCGTCAACCTCCCCCATGGGGGTCGCGGAATATTGTCGGGAAAGCCTCGCCGAGTCGCCCCGCATGGGCCGCTCAAGACAGAGGGATCACGTCAATTATTGGATAGAGGTATCATGCAGCAAGCTGTAACGCAACCGGGCTTTTATGCGGACCCAGCCGCCCTACATATGGACCACTGTCACGATACAGGACAATTTCTTGGATGGTGCCACGCTACTTGCAACACTGGTCAAGGGTGGGCCGATGATGCAACATGGTTACATCAAGCGCTGCCTACCATGGCTTTAGAGACTCCGTTTCTCCGGTCCGGAGTCGTACCCGAGCATCTGTTCGAATATGTCCAATGGCATGAGCGCCGCCCCATTGACGCAATCATTTTCCTCAACGAATGCGATGGCAACCTCGCTCGGATTGACGTTCACACCGACCCACACGTGAGCGAAATTGAGATTGTGCCCAGCATATTCGGCCATCGCTTTGAGAAAAACGGCACGCTGTTCGGCGGTCAACTCGATGTGCTGATAGCCTGGATTCGCCGCCTCTATCGCTTCCCGCTGCACTGTGAACGTCGGGCTGCCGTCGCACCCAGCCGCCTGAACACTGCTTGGTATCCATGAGAATGTCGCAGCCGCGAGTAGCATAATTGTGTACTTGCGCATGGGTGCCTCCATAGGGCGAAAAAGTGCGGGGCGTGCGCCACTGACACTACCCGGCCCGAATTGCCGGGCCGGACTCAAACCGGCCTTCTCCGCTACGATTATCTTACGGCCGAAAAACTGTGCGCGTCAAGTCTTTTCTATCGGGGTTCTCGGCATACCAGCCGCCGCGAGCGATGTTCTCAAAAAATTCTTCGTACATGGGTCCGATTCGTTCCAGGGAGAACGCGACGCCATGATCGCGGCAGTCCTGCGGATTTAGCTCGCCGACGTGATTCGCAGCCCACACGAATTGTTCAAACGTCTTGCATCGAAAGCCGGTGACACCATGGATGTTGTATTCAGCGAACGCGCCCCAATCGGACGATATTACGGGGACGCCCGACAGGTAGGCTTCGACTTGCACGCCACAGAACGGCTCCATAAAAGTCGAGGGGCAAAGCAGAGCCCGTGCACCGGACATGAGTGAAGCACGCTCGACAGGACCGACGACCCCGACCCTCTGCGTAGTCGGCTTGAGCTTGAAATCCCCGGCACCTGCCACGATTAGTGGCACATTCGTCGCTGCGGAGATTTGCTCCGCAATGTGGATGCCTTTACCGGAATTAACACGGCCACAGAACAGGAAATAGTCTCGCTTGACACATGGGCTAAAGTCAAATTCGTCGAGGTCAAAATAGTTGGGGATAACCGTGTCGTACCAGAAATTGTTCTTGGCCCACCCGATCGCGTTCTTGCCTTGGTAGGCTGATTGGATCGAGTAGCTCTCGAACACGCGGTAGGGCGCGAAGCCCCCGTCCGGGTACCCGATGCCCGGCTCTACAATGATCAGGTCCTTGTGCGCATCGGCGACCGGCTTGTGCATGAAGCCGAACTGGCAAAGCAGGAAATCGCCGGGCTGTTTATGGCCCGCGAGAGCCTCTATGGCGTTCTTATAGAACACCTGATAGACCCAATCCTCTTTCTCGTTGTACTTGGGCCAGCCGAGCTTGCGCCAATCGTGGTTTTTGTAGCTCTTGTCTAGGTCGTACCGCCCCGTGACCGTGACGTGCTGCGTCGCCTCCACTTGCGAGTCCTGATGCCCATAGTGGATGACGGTATGGCCCCGACGCATGAGCATCTTGCATAGCTTCACGACCTTCGACGTGAAGGCGCAAGAAGAATATTCAGGCATCGAAATCGTATGGGGAATAGCCAACACATGAAAGCGCATGAGGACCTCAGAACCACGTTCCACCTGCCTTCTGGTAGACGTTTCCCGTGTCGAGGTCAAGATACAAATCACCATTATTTCCGATCGAATCACTAGGAACCCCGTGTCCCTCAAGCCAATTTGTACTTGCCCCCGTGGCGCCCGTTGCGCCCGTTGCGCCAGTCGCTCCGGTCCCGCTGCCCCCACTTGCGCCCAAAAATCTCCGCTGAATTAGAACCGTGAGCTTTGCGGGCGCGATCTTAGGCTTCAAGCCGCCGACTGTCGTGCCCGCCTCTCTCGCCATTTTCTCAGCCGCAGCAAAACCGAAATTGCTGACAATGCTGCCTTGTTTGGTGAGATTCCAAGTATCGGCCGCCCACGGGTTAATCATCACTTACATCCCTGAATGACAACCTTCGCGTACTTTTAAGGGCACGCGAAGGTCCTTAGGCGGTTTACGCAGCTTTCGGCTTAGTGGCGCCAACCTTACTGCCAGCGGTCGCAGCCGCTTGCGCGGCTTTCTCAATGCCGTGTTGCTGGATATAGGCGCCCTGCTTGGTGACGTTCCAATTCTCAGGCATCCACGGATTGTCGGCCCGGCCGCCAGTGCCGCCAGAACCGCCGCGCGAACCACCGCCCTGAGAAGCAGGCCACCAATGCGGCTTGTGCTCTTGCATGTCCTTGAGCCACTCGGTCGGTTTCAAGCCCGGCGTGATTCCCATGTTGTCACGAGTCAACACGCGGCCGTCTTCGGTTGTCTCGAAATACCGGGAACCGATGGATACGGCATCGTCAACCGCGGTGATCAGGACCTTGCCGGCGGTTGCGGCATCGCGAAGCGCGTTCTCGATCGTGCGCTGCGTGATGCTAGTTTTCAGGGACACGACCTCGCCGAGTGCCAGTTCCTTAGCCTTGGCTTCATCGGCGAGCTTGCGTTCAAGCGCGGCCTTGTCGCGCTCGATCGGCCCGAGGGCGCGCTTGATTCGCGCCTCAATGATCGGCTCAAGTTTCGTTTCGTCAAGATTGCCATCCTTCGTGAATGCGGCAAGCTGTGCTTGCGCAGCTTCAAGTTCGGCAGCCTGTTCAGCGACCTTTTCGGGGTCAAGATCAGCTACTTTGACGTGTTTTTCCTTGAGCGCTTTGTGGTCGGCCTTTTCCTTGCGGAGGGCTTCATTCACCCGGTCGATATCAGCCTGCGTCTTCACGCCTTCGACTCCGGTCAACTCCCATTTCCCGTTGCGCTCGACGTACAACTCGCCGAAACCTTCGGGAACGTCTTCCTCTTTCTCATAGATGGTCTTGAGCTTAGGCATTGTACTCTCCGTCAGTTTCTCGGGAGCACATGCTACCGAGCGCGGCCCATGCCGCCTTTCAATTCAGGCAAACGCGTAGTTGCCGAATCTGTGATTCCGTCAGCCCGTAGGAACGCGCATATTGCTCGACAGCGGCCTGCGGATAAAGCCACGCAACCGCTGGGACTCGCGCACAATCAATCTTCGGCCCGATCTTCCCGCCGGGCAGGACTTTGTGGTAGACCGGCGGCACGACCGGGACGACTTTCGGACCTATCTTTTTCGGTGCGCCGGGTGCCGGTACGGGCAGGGGCCCGACAACACTCTCGGGCGAGACCGCTTCGGGCATGGGCGCTGGCGTAGGCAGCGGAGTGACCTCGGGATCAACCACGATTTCGGGAAGCTCGACAGGCGCCGATGCGGGTCGCAAGCCGTCATGCGAGAACGCAAGGATGCCAATGACAACTGCAACGCTTACCAATAAGCCAATTTGGTTCCCGCTCATGATTTTCTCCGAGACTTGAGGGCAATTCGGCCGATGTGGGCAATTTGCTGCCGGGTGATGTAGCGAACGATAGCTTGAAACTCTGCTAAGGTCCCATCTCTTTTAAGTTGATTCGTGCCCGAGCATTTATTTGCTCACGATTAGCCGCGCGATGCGACCGGCCCTGAGCATTGATTTGCTCACGATGGACTGCTCGATATGCCCGGTTATAATTTCGTCTAGCGGCTAGATCATTTAGTGACATAAGGCACTCCACGTCCTTTACGTTCTTTGAGAGCAAGACGCCCTAATTCAGCTATGCGGCGCCTAGTAACCTCCGTTACGCCATCAATACCGCGTAGTCCGATACTGCCAATGACGCGGCGGGCGATTTCAGTGTTGTCTAGGCCAGCGATAAGTCCTGTTTTGATCGCGTTGTCAATCCGGGCTATGTCGGTCTTGGCGAAAAAAGCTGCCCATCTCGCAAGGCTGTACCCCAGCAAGGTTTTTCGCGGCGGCTGCCCATATGGCTTCTGTTGTTGCATGCGGTGCCGATTCCACGCGGCGGCTTCCTCGGCGCCGTCATCAGCGTTCCCGCTCGCGAGCAATAGCATCTCACCGTCATCGAACAGCACTTTCGCATACGGCGCGGTGTCTTTGTCGGCCGGCACGAAATCGGCTGTCATGTAGGCGACGGTCGCGGGGCGACCGTTGATGGTCTGTCGCTCGATCATGCTTTGCTCCGCTTATCCCAGTTGCGGTTGATCGCTTCGTACAAAGCCTCCCAATCCTTCGACCTCCGAGCCGTCGAAGCCTTGCCGCTTTTCAGCCGGGCCGGCGGGGCAACTGGATTGAAGATCGCGCTGCCCTTTTCCTTGGCCTTCTTATTCTCATAGTCGAGCCTCGCCATCTCTGCGAGCGTCTCATGGTAGCACTGGTCGAGAGTGATGCGGCTTGTCGTGTATTCTTGCACATTGCCTTGCGAGTTGATGTACGTGCCCTTGACACGGTTAGCTTCGCCGCTGTTGACGGCATTCCAATATTCCCGGCTGTAATCGGATACCCCATCCTCGGCGCGCATCTTCTCCGAATTCATCATGAGCTTCGTGTATTCTTGATAGATCGGATACCGAGCGGCGTACTTTTCGCCAAGGGTTCCGTCAGCCTTCATGAAGGCATCTGGCCCGCGGTACGGTGAGTTTGCACCATCCGGGTCCGTCATGACTTTGGCCGCCTCCGCTCGATAATCTTCGAGGTATGCGTTCCATTTTTGATGCATGATTTCGTGCGCCGTGGCGCCAGGAGTGAAGGACTCGGTAAGCTGCTTCGTGTAGAGCGTTATCAATCCTGTTTCCCGATGCGCGAGGCCCGCCGCCGTCATGTCTTTCCCGTTGACTGTGAACTTATGCTCGCCATCCGTGATGTTGATCTTAGATGGATTGAACCCAAGCTCTTTGGCGACACTCCCGGCAATGTCAGAAATGGCTCTCGCATGCGCGGCGTTACTCTCCGGGTCTGCGAGACTCACGAACGGCCCATTAGGATCGCCGTGAAGCGTCGCCCAAAGCTTGTCGCTCGGCTTGGTACTCCCGCTGCCAGAGGTCCAGCGACCGTGTTCGTCACGCGGTTCGGTTGTCACATCATTCATTTCGCACCCTCAGTCCGGGTCCATTCCGGCATGAGACCGACCTTTTGATCGGCGTAGTGAGTATCGGCCGCGCTCGCGTGCTTGTTCGCCGCCCCATACGGCCCAAAATTTACCCACGAATTTTGCCCCCGAGTTTCGGAGGTCATCGCGCCGCGGGCAAGCGGCGAATACATCGCCACGTGCGAGCGCCACGCGTTTTCCTCGCCGTCCGCCCGGAAGCCATTGCCCTCTTTGAAATGCCCGAACTGGTCATGCACGATTCGGAACACATCGTTGACGACCAAGTGGCGCCCACCTACAACCTCATTGGTCGGCGCGAGTAACGGGTTATCCTTCATGGCCTTCTCGGCTTCGGGTCCAGTGCCAAAGCCCATGTCGGTCGGAAAGCCCCACCAATGATTATGCAGACTCATATCCATCGCGGCGCGACGTGGACTGTCTGCATAGGGGTCCGGCTGGCCGGGCTTGATCCACTCGACTTGAAGGCCAGTCGCCTTGAGCGCCTGCCATTGGGCGAGGGTTTCACGCGCCATCGCTTCATAAGATGCCTTGACGGCCGGGTCGTTCGGATCATGCTTCATGTCTTCAAAGGCTTGCGCGATCTTCGTGGCGCGCTCGGAGTCAACCTTCTGGTAAGTCTTTGGCGGATCATACGGCAGGCCCGCGGCCTTCATGTACGCTTCAGCCGCGTCGGCGATACGCGCGTTCGGGCCGGGCACATACCATTCGTCGCCGAGCTTGATAGGCTTCTGCAGCAGTCCGGCGAGCGGCTGGCGCCCGCCGGCAATCTTCATGGCCTGCGCCTGTGCTTCCGCCACGCTCCCGCTCCCAGCCGTCCAGCGGCCGTGATAGTCACGTGCTTCGTTCGGGTCGAAGGTCATGCCATGCCCTTGTCACGGATCAATCGGAACGCGCGCTTGATTGCCCGAACGCGCAACGGCGTGATTTGCTTCATGGCGCGGTTCGCTGCCGTCATGGCCTCGCCGAGCCGAAGCCCGTCCAGGCCCGCGGTGTTGACGAACTCTCGCTCTATGATATCGCGCATTTCAAGCTCGGTTTGGTCAATGATGGCGATGACTGCATTCCAAACCGAGACCCGACGCGCTCGCTCATTTACCATTGGACGCGCCCTTCTTGCCTACCTTGCGTTTGAGCGGAACGGGCGAGCCGCGTGTGTGCGGCTTGATCGGAACGTTTTGATTCGGCGGGATAGGCGGAATGGTCGCGGCAGCATCTTCGGGGTCTACCGGGTCCGCTCCGCTTCCCTGTTGGGTATCGAGGAAGGTTTCGTCGGTCACGCCGAACGCGGCGCCGTGAACCATTGTGCCGATCAAGCTCTCGGCTTCTTCTTCGATCTGTTGGTTCTCGGTGTCGAAATCCATCTCAGTCATGTCGTTGAGATGCATCATGCGATGCAAGCTCTTGAGACTGAGCGGCAAGCCGAGTTGCTTCGCTTGCATGAAGGCCAACAGGCTCGCACCCGCGACGTTCTGGTCCGCGAAATCGGTCTGCGGCGTCACGCTCACGGTGTCCGGGTCTTCGCCGACCCATATGGCGCACAGCTTGAGAACTTGCTCCAAACCGGCGCCAGCCGCTTGAGCGATGGCGGAAATCGTTGTCGTGCGTGCAGCGACGCGGATACGCAGCGCCTCGCCTGACTCGCCACGAGCGTTGCCCACGTCCATGAATGCAACGCCCATCATAGCTGCGTTCTCTTGATCAGTCTTGAGCGAGGTCCGCATTTCACCGAGGCCAGCGGCAGGGACGCCGATGTATTTGGCGTCGCCCCCGATGCGGAGGGAAATGAGGCCCTTCGCGCCGACGCGAAGCTGCTTGTCGTCATCGTCGGCGGCGCCGCCGATGATAACGAGAGTGCTCTGTCCTTGCATGAAAAGCGTCTGCCGATAATCGGCTTCGCCGCGGTAGATCGCAAGCGCGAGATTGCTGAGTCCAAGCAAGGGCGGCAGGTCCGGCTCAGGCACAAGATCGGTCGCGCCGATGAAGACGAATGGGATTTCATCCATCGGCCGGCCGCCTATCGATGGCACGATGAAATCGTCGGGAATCGGCATCGACATATCGTTGACTTTGACGCACAATGCGAACTTGTCGGTAGGTTCTGGGCGGGTCCATCCACTTTCGAGAGAACCAGGAATGCCGCGCGTCAGGACGCGATGTTTGCGCTCGTTGACCCATGTGAAGCCCTCGCGCTGAAACCCACTTTCGTCGAGCACGACAAGTTCAAGCAAATTGCGGCCTTCGTCGCGTCGGCCGGCATCCCAATTGATGATGCGCTCGGGTTCGTAAAACGCGATGTAGGGAAGCGCCTTGTAGGGGTCCACTCCGGTTGGCGCATCAACAAGCAAGCCGCAGCGGCCGAACACAAGCTGCGCCTCATTGATTCGGCGCATGAGCATTTGCAGGCCCTCGCCTTGGATCGTAGCCTTGTCCACCATTGGGGCAAGCTTCGGCGGCAGTTTGATGACGGCGGGTTTCATATGCATAATTCCAACCATTGCTTTCACAGCATCTCGCATAACGTCATGAAAGTAAGCTCTGGTCAGATATGCTTCATAGTCTTTCCAGCCTGGGGATGTTGGTGTAGTCATTCCGTCTTGCACCATCGCCTCACTTGGAGGAAGATAATCTAAGCGCTTACGCTTGATTGCTCGCTCCCCAGCGTAGCAATCTCGGCATTGTATCCACTCTCCGAGTCTTTGCACATATTCAGGATGACGATCATCGAGAGCCATGAGAGTACCCTTTCATCCATGCGGCAATCGCTTCATGTTCTTCGGCGGTGCCGTCTTCGGCGCGTTCGATACGATGCTTAACATCATATCGAGCACTCTTTTCCGCGCCCGTAAGAGCTACAGAACCTAACAACGCAGCCATTATGCCCTCCTACTTGTCACGGTGCGACTTTCAAAACGCAATCGATATCGGGTTTCGTCGCCAGTGTGATCCTCGGCTTCATCATTAACATCATCGATCTTCTTTTCATCACGCGGCAGAGTAGGAACCGTGCGAAGCCAATGGACGCAATCCTTCGTAATGAATAGGCCAGGAACCTCGCGATAGCCGCCCGGCGGACGCTTCGTGGCCTTGAGCCTCTTTCGGATTTGCTCCCATCCTTGTTCGCGCGACCCGTGTCCCTTGTCGGCTTTCTCCCACACGATGCCCTTGTGCTTCACGCCGTTGAACATGATCGGCTTCTCGAAATCTTCGGCGATGCTGATGCCGTTCGAATCGTCGAAGATCGAACTGTCGGCGGGGCCACGCTTGACACGATTGGATGAACCATCAGGCGCCCGCCATTCCCACTTGATTTCCCGCTCGACGATACCCTTGGCGATATCGGGGACCAACATGCGTGAGCCTTCGTTCGGTTGCCCGCGCCAGCCGTACCACTCTTTGATCCGAAAGATATCGCCGCGGAGTGTGGCGCGCACAGTACCATCCGGGAATGCCAAATCAGTGCCGTCGCTCTCAGCATACCAGCCGACGCTAAACGGCTTCGAAGACCCGTGATCGTACGCCCGCGTGATCTTCCATCCCGGCGGAACCTCGAAAGGCTGCACCACGATTGCGTGCCTGTATTCATACCAAATATCGTCGAACATGCCGCCTGCGACGATATCCCACGATCCGTCGAGCCACGCCCGAAGCTCGCTCTCGTTTCGAGCCGCAGCCCGAATCCGACTTTTGTAGCCGGGGTCCGTATGCGCAAGAATTTTATTTTCGTCGAGGTAGCCGTGAACTGCGCGGCGCGGCGGCTCCGGGTTTCCTTGATCGTCAATGCTATCAGCAATGACCGGCCCAACGATATCGCCCGGCGGCACAGGCAGTCGGTAGCGTGACTTTACCCAATTATGCCCGACTCCGTAGGGATTCGTTGTCGCCCGGACTTTTCTCGGCATCTTTGCTATCGTCGAGCGCGAGCATGCGAACATGACTTTGAAGCAGTCTGGGTTCGGCCACGTTGTCAATTCCTCCCAGCCGATCCACGGGTACGCATGGCCGTGATAGTCGGAATACTGCGACGGAACGTTGAAATGTGAAAAATACAAGCGTTCGCCCGATTCCCACTCCCAGAAGAATTTGATCTCGTTGTAGAAAGCGCCGGGCCAGATACGTTTGATCCACTTTTTTGATTTCTCGATCACGTCTCTCAACTGTGGATGCGTTTGCCGAAACAGCACGCCCTTCCATTCCGCGCCCCAGCCCTTGCCCACGTCCTGACAAAAATCCATAATCAGAGCGTCGGTCTTGCCGGGACCGCGTGTTCCTTCGTACAGAACCTCGATTTCAGACGCCTTGAGAAATAGCTCTTGCGAACCGGGCTGCGGCGCCCACACAGCTTCGATTTCCTTGCCATGATCGTCATAGACCAGCGGGATGTATTCATTCCCGACTTTGCGAAAGGCGTGGATGGTGTGCATCACACGTCCTCCCCGTCTTCACGAAACTCGATCTCAACCGGGTTGTCACGCGCCTTCTTGGCGAGGTCAGTCAGTTCTTCGGATGTTGCCTTCACACCGACTACAAGGACGCCGCCCTTGTGCGTCACATCCATATCGATCTTCGTCGTCCAGCGCTCAGGACGGAAATGTTTCAAAACCATGAGCATGACCTCGGGGTCCTGCTTGTCCACAGTCTCGGGAATAGGTTTGCCGTTTTCATCGCGGAGATACGCCTCGTATCCCGTGAACCCGAGACTAAGCAAGTCTTCATCGAACTGGTATTGCACACGGCCCTTATCCGTCAGGACCTCTTTCCAGCCGATTGCACGATCCATGAGATTTTCTTCGATTCGCTGCACTGACGCGTCCAGGCAATCGTCATAATGAACGTGGAGCCTATCAACGCGGCCATCGAACTCTACATCGAATCCGTCGCCGACCCGACCGTTCCTACTTTTTAGGAGCCAATGCCGAAACGTCGGATATATGATGCCGTTCATGGCGCACGCATGCGTCACGTTTGCCCATCGCTCAATAGCGGTTAGAATACGTTGACATAGTTCGGGGGTGTACTTGGTGGGGGCGCCGGGACGCTTCTGAATTACTGGCCGACCGCGGGCGTCAACTCCGATGATAGCCTGCGAAGATCGAACGTGCCCATGCGAACTTTTATCAAAGCCGGGTCTATATTTGGCTTGCCGGTTCTGACCCATGTCAGCCTCCTAATCTTCTGCGCCGGCCCATGCCGACGTGCGCGCCCATGCGCGCCTTATTTTGACATACCGTGTACCGGATTGCCCTTCTTGTTCGGCGAGGCGGATTGGTGCGTCCCGAGAGACTTGGTGCCGCCATGCGGCGCGACGGGCGGCCGTGGCGCTGAAGCGGGCAGTGGTTGATTCGAACCTTTTGGGCTCGGGCTTGTCTGCGGTCCGACACTAAGTGCGGGGCCGCCTTGTGGTCCCATACTTAATGGAGTCGGTGCCCCAGCGGTAGTTGACGCCGCTGAGGCGTTAGCTAAAGTCATACGAGTCGGAGATGAAGCCGTTTGCAATGCCGATTTATTTTTGCTCATCTAACGCCTCTCATCCTCTCACGATAGCGCGTAGCCGGCCGTTGTCCCGGCCGCGCTCGCGTTCGCGAGGTTTAGCTTGCCCGCGCCCGCAGCTTGACCCGCTTGGGTTTGAGGTTGAGGGGTTGCCGGGCGGGGCGGAGCTTTTCGCATGATAACGTTTCCCTTATCAGGGTTAGCGGCAAAGATAAGACGCGTCTTATCGGTCGCGAGGCGACCGCGAGGTCATCCCAAACGACGGCGGATAACCGGCATCGCTGACGTGGCGCGTCTGCGGCCCTTGAATGTGGCCGCCCTTCTCACCCCGCGGACGCTCCATTCCCGAACGCGAAAGCTCTTGCGGAGCCGATCGCAGCCCATTATCGGCCACAGCCGCGGCTAGATCGACACCGGGCAGGAAACCGCTCTTGCTGTTCTGTCCCGGTTCATCACTCGACGGCCCGGCAAAGCCGTTCTGTCCATAGCCGCGATCGGACGGGTGAAGCGCATCGGACGCCAACGTCGGCATCCGAGAACCAACGATTTCTTGTGCCATCACAATCTCCCACATTGCCTGTATCGTCGCGACATATGCCACATAGAGCATTATCATCGGACGTACGTGCCTTTCGGCTGCTTCGGTATCTCAGGCGAGTCGCCGCGGTACCTACCATTCGGAGCGATCGGCCCCTGCGTTGTTATCTGCCCGTCCGGGGCGCGCGGATTGGCATCGCTCGCCGTGCGGAACAGGCCCGGCCGAAGGCCGGGGTGAATTGGTACGTTGCGCGCCACATCCGGTGCGCCATCCGCAGCCGTCGCATGGCTATACGCCAACGCCTTGTGCAACGGATTGACTGTTGCGCCGGGCGGCAAATTTGCATCGGCATGCACTGCGGCGTTTGGTGTGTTCCATTGTGAATTTCCACCAGGAAACCCAACTAATCCCCCCGGCGCCGTGCCGCCTAAATTTTGCAAATCACTTTCGGGGCTCTGTGCCGGGCGCGTAGAATTCAATCCTCCAAAGGGAATGCCATATTGCTGCCGTGCTCCATATTGTCGTTTTCCGCGGATCATAGCCGTTCACAGTCCCATAAAGTGCGCGATGTGCGCGGCTAGGTGCGTAGTGGGTGCCTCAGATATCGTCGCTGGGTCAAAGAGGTCCCCGTGCTTAGCCATCATCTGAATCGCTGGACGAACCGAAGGTGCCGCGCGCTCATGCGACGCTTTCGATCCGCCGGCATTACGCGGATCGCTGCCATGTCCCTTTGCGTCTTTCACCACGTCACCGGGGCTTGAGAAAATGCTATCGAGAGAAGCGCAAGCACGCCGGGCAGCCCGAACGTCTCATGCCCGAGCACCATGAGCACGACGGCGCCGACGATGCATCCCCACGAACCAATGAACTTGACGGCTGCGATAGGCGCCATGGCGTCCTCCTAGATTCGACCGAACAAAAACAGGATAAGCAAAATCAGGAGCACAAGCCCGATGCCGCCCCCGCCCCAAGCCGGGCCGCCATAATAATGCCCGGCGCCGCCGAAAAGCAGCAAAAGCACGATAATCAAAATAATGAGGCTCATGTCCCGAATCCCTGTCCTGTAGGGTCTCTTACACTCCCGTCTCCCTCGGTCTCATTTGTATCTGACCCTTCGGTCGGCACTTGAGACCAAGGCAACGGCGTAGGTTTGTAGCCCTGCATCAAATTGCGTTCGTCATCCGACAAATCGTTATGCATGACGGCCGCGGCGAATTCAGGCGCAACATGCCCGTGCCCGATGACACTGACCGCCTCAGCGCCTTGAGATGCCGGCTGCTTGGCGATCGCCCAAGGATTGCTCGGGTCCGCGTAGCCCGGCCGCGTACTGCGGACGGCGCGCATACGTTACCCGCCGCGATCTTGCGCCGGCCAAGGCTTCGGGGCGGTACCACTGTCGGTCTTCGCGCTCTGCGAAGCCGGGAGCTTGCTCGATCCCGAGAGAATTGCCTCACCGAGAACCTTGCCTGCCATCGCCTCCGCACCGAGCTTGCTGCCATCTGGCATCGTGGTTTCGAGAGTCTTGCCGGTGACATGACTATCACTCATGCCGTCCGTCTGCGACGCTCCGCGCATTCCCCACTTGGCTTCGAGTTTGACCGGCTGGCGTCGCAAATTCTTGACGCGGGGCTCCGGGTCGAGCGGATTCGGCGAGCTTGCATCCGGCGCGCCGGCTGGCCCGCCAATACCTACGCCGAGGCCGGACATGGTTGTCTGATCCTTCATGCCCCACTTGACCGGGTACGTGGTCTGCGGACGCTTCGGAGCACCGGAACGTGCGTCATACTTGGTCTGATCCACCATCGGCGGGTCGGGGTTATTTGCACGGACTGCCGTGCCACTGCCAGATACAGCCATGGTGACCTCCAAAATAAAGAAAAACCGTCGCGATAACTTAGCTGGGAGCCAAGCTATGCGCAACCGGGTTTTTAGCCGTCACTGCCAAGGTAATTTACGATCCAGAAAATCGGCGCGTTCTCGCAATCGCACCGGATCATCAGGAAAAGCTGATTGATTGCACGGACCACAAACCCAGCCGCGAAACGCGCCGGTTACATGGTCGTGATCTAAATGAAATCGTATTGTCGGCCGTAAACAACAATCGCATCGACCATCACGTGGTCGTGCCGAACAATCCTTTTCAGAAGGTGGCGGTTCATAGCCCATTTTTCGAGCGCGGCGTGATCTATCCGAATCGCGCACGCGTTGCGGATGTGCAGCCCGATATCGAACAGAGCGAGCACGAACTTTACGCTGATTCACCATCGCGGCTCTATATGCAACCGGGCTTTTAGCGGTCGGATCAATCCTCGCCGGGCTCGGCTGGCGCCGGACTATCGGGATTCGGCTTCTTGGTCGGCCACGTCTCCGTCACGAACAGTCCGGTATTGTCTGTGATCCACAACTCCCGAGCTTCGCCCGGGAGCAACTCGAATGCGATCGTACCCTCGCACGAATTGAAAGCACGCACCACAACGTCGCCGTTGCTGGTACCATCATTCTCGATCTTGATCTTTGTCGTCATAGGCGGGACCTCCGCGTTGCAGTGTGTATGCCGGCTTCGTGCGCCGGCCGCTTCTTGCGCATAGGCAAGCTCTTGACCGACAAGCCTCGGCTTGCCGTCTGAAACTCGGTCGCGACCTTGACCGGCATTGGCCGCTTGCCATGAGCGCGCAACTTGGCGCGGCCCTGAGCGGTCTTACTCATGGCGACAAAGCCAGCTTGGGCTCGACTGACGACAGGCATGTGCCCCTCACATCAGAAAATGATTACTCGCATATCGCAACTCCGCTGGCATAACCAACGTCGCATGCGTGATCGTGACCGAATGCAGCGGACCGTCGAGATTGCTCTGCCAGAAATCCAGGAATCGATGCAAGCGAGGGAAACTCGGGGCTTGATCGAATGCTTGCCAGAGGTACCTTTGGAGAAGCCACAGATGATCCGGCCGATGATACAGAATGTCGGCAGTCGTGAGACCATATCCGACAAAAGATAACATGCTAGCCCTCACGTTTCCCCTTGGGCTTGACTATACTCGGGTCCTGTTGATCCTTCATGCCCCACTTGACAGGCACGGGCGTCGCCTTCGGATGACCCTGAGCGAGCGCCGCGGCGGCCGACTTTGTGGTCGGCTCTCCGCCGTCTTGATAGCATCCATTCATCGGAACCTTCCTAACTTTCACGTGCGCAAGACTTTCTGCTAGCCGCCTGTACCTCCGGTCGGAATCGACCGCCGGTTCTGCACGTCCCAAATCGCAATCTGGTTACGCGACTTTCCGGCGGTTTCGGCCGATGATCGACTCTTGAAATTCTCGGATGGGTCAAGATGGACCCTTTCGGTCGCCGGATCGTGCCACATGCCGACGTGCATATTCGGGTTGTCCCGAAAGAGGTCGGCGTGCTGATTGGCGAACTCCGCCACGTGTTGAGGCGTGACCTCGCCTGGGTTCAAGAAGCGCGTCCGGCCCGGCACAGAAACCATGAAGCCGTTGGTTGGCACTTGCCCGCTTGGCGTCACAGAGAAACCGTTCGGGTTACGTTGGATAACGCCCGCCACCTTCGCAGCTACCGGAATCGGTTGCCCGACTTGCGCAACCCCGGCCCCGTGTGCATCGCTACCATGTCCTTTCGCGTCCTTCATTGCCGAACTCCGTAACGCAACTGATCGGGCAGCAAATAGACGCCACGCTCCCCTTCAGTGTGCATTCGATAGCCCTCGCCCTCGGGCTTCAAGAGCGGCGTGCCTGCCTTGTCCCACTTGTCAAAATGTTTCTTCTCCATCACGGTCGATCGGGTTTGCGTCAAGACACTGACAACTCCGCCAGCGCCGACATGCGCGCGGATGGCATCCATGGAATTCGGTGGTACCGGACCCGGCCGCTGAAGCGCTGCCGTGACCCTTTGCGTCTTTCATGACCGTATTCCCTTCAATGCCGAGGCGAATTGCTCTCGCGTGCTGACATGCGCCGGGGGCGGGGTAGGCCCTAGATAGAGATTCCCGCCCTTGCGAGAGAAATCGGAATCACCCGAGGCCCGGCTAAGGCCCGCGCCGTAGCGCTCGGCGTGCGTGCCGTGAAGCAAATCCATGAGCCGTTGCGTGCCCGGCCCCTGATAGCCGCCGTACCGTGCATTGCCCTGCCCAAAGCTCCCGCGGCTTCCGCCGCGTCCGTCGCTTCCATGTCCGAACCTGTCCTTGGCCATTTCACACTCCTAGATGCCTCGGTATGGCCGTGATGCCAGTTTACTTTCGATATCCGACGCCGGCTCCGTAGGCAGGCCTCAATCTGGAAATTGCCGCATCGTTATCCGCTTTGATAGCCGGATGCACTGCCACGGGCGCTGATTTGGGGTGACCTTGCGCAAGCGCGCCGGCTGCGTTCCGATCGGTGATGCCTTCGCGACCGGCTCGCGCCATAAGCGCTTGCATGTGCGCGTTGTCCATGAGTCCGGAGGTCGTGCCGGTTCGGCCGCCGTGATCCTTCCAACTGACGGAGCCGTGAAGCTGACCGTCGAGCATCGTTGTCGATGCGCCGGTAATCGAGGCGATGCCGCGGCTTTCGGAGCCGTGTCCTTTTGCATCCTTGGCCATTATCGTACCCTCACAAGAGTATCAGCGTTGTCCGTGCGCATATGCTGCGCAATGCGCTCGGCAGTGGCTCGGTTCGTCTTCGCCCCGACCGTGCGCCATGGATTGCCAAGCAGCGACGTGTCGAGATGCTGAATTTTGAGTTGATGGGACGCCAAGGCACGGCCCGCTGCGACTGCATCGCGCCGCGATTCGCTACCGTGACCCTTGGCGTCCTTTGCCATCGTTCTCGCCTTAGCTGGCGCCAGAGGCACCGGAGGCGCCAGAGGCACCGGAGGCACCGGAGGCGCCAGAGGCACCGGAGGCGCCAGAGGCACCGGTCGCCAGAGCGGCGGCGGTGCGAGTCACCAAATCGGTCAAGCCGACATTGACGGCCGCGATTGCGGCTTCATCGCCCGCGTCGATACCAGCGGCGAGTTGCTTTTGCAAATCGCCGACATCGGCGATCAGCTTAGCCACATTGTCGGCGAGAGCCTTCTCGTTGTCGGTCAGGGCTTGCACTTGAGCATCCATGAATCTTCTCCACTTTTCCAGTGCCGCGATGCGGCGGTTTGTCTTGAACATTGGCGTTCCTTTCGCCTTGCCCGTAGACACTAACACCGCGCTCACGGAAGCGCAACCGATATCTTCGCTGTCATCTTCCGGGAGTATTATGGTAAGTGGAATCTGTCTCGCCGAGAACATGCTCCGCTTTGTGGCGAACCTTCGCGGCTTCGGCGGGCGTCACATTGCCGACCTTGGCCGCGTGGCTCACACGCGAGAGCGCGGCGCGAGCGTGCGCCTTGTCTTCGACCGGATAGCGCTCGCCGGACAGCGCAAACTTGGACGCGGGAAGCTTGTTGCGAGCCTTCGTTGTAAGGGTAGCCATGGCATACTCCCGAAATTGGGGAGGGGGACCATGGCTTTCCTAGCCCGAATCACCTCACCCGGCAACCGGGTTTTTAGCCGGTGCGGCTGTGAACTTGTTCTTGGGATGCAAGACCCCGAGCTTGCCATCAAGCTTCCGCACGATGCCCGGCGCCTGCTTGACGATCCACCTGAAAAAGTCGGTATCGAACCGGGGAGCATACCAGAGCGCCGACGAGATTGTCTTGAAAAACCCGGCGCTGACAGCTAGCTCAGCGAACTTGCGCTGGTCAGTGATTACGCCTTGACGTTCCTTGCGGGCATAGGTCCGGCGCCGATCACGGAAACATCGGCCCGAGTGTCCATTGCGTGGCATTTTGCTTTTCTCCCTTTCAGTGTTCGTGTTCGGCTCGCCTTCCGGGGAACCATCGCTCGATCGCCCGGCGATCACCCTCGCTCAGGCGGCGCTCCGGGCGCGGTAGGTCCGTGGCGGCAAAGTGCGCCAAGACCCGCGCCTCGATCGCGGCGTAGTCCGCGTTGCGCGCTTGCTCGACGGTCATCCGATCACCTGATGCAGGAAATCATGAACCGGAGCGCCGCACACCGCGGCCGTCCCGCAAGATGGTCGATTATACTCGCCATAGAGGGCGAGTAAGATCATGATCATCAGAAAGATTTTCATTTGGTCTTCTCCCGAAGCTTCGTGAACTTTTCCTTAATCTTCGCGGCCTTCTCTTTTTCGATTTGCTTCAATAACGCAATCAAGGCGGCATCCATGTTTGCAGGCTCCTCCAAATAGGGAGCATCATAGCACACGCCGGTTAAGAAAGTGTTAGCGGCTCTCGTGCTTCTCGGTCGGCACGTGCTGAAATGCTTCATGAGAACACCTGACCGCATTCGACACACTTGCTTCCACTCTCGCCCATGGTCATCGTCCCGACGATCCTCTCATGTGGGCAATCGGCTTGGATCACGCGAAGCTCTGCCCAGGCTACCTCCACAGCGCGCTTCGCAGCCGTGATCCGCCTGTGCTGTGCCGCGACACGATCTTTGATGCTCACTCCCATGGCTTAGGCTCCCGTGCCTTCGGTGCGCCGTCACAGTGCTTGCCGCGAAGCAGGGGGCACACGATCCACCGGCCTTGCGAGTCCTGGACGTTGATGGTCCCACCGCACTGGCATCTCAGCGGTTCAGGCGAGCGCTCAGTTCTGTCCGGGCGCATTGAGTCGTGCCTGACATTGCTCGTGCATGCGCACGTCTATGCTCAAAGTTGGCGTACCTCATTTCGCCCTCTTGACCTTGGTCGCAAGCGCGGCGATGCGCTTTCGACATTTCTTCGATCGGCGAGCAAGCCGAGTCGAAACAGTATTGACAAGAACCTGCATCTTGACTGCGCGATTGAATAACAACACGTGCGTCAAACCGCAATCGCAGCACCGCACAGATTCGAGCCGAACATACTTACCCTTGTATTCGACTTTGCGGTCGCCCATGACGATCGTGTCGCCATGAATGACTTGTGTAAAGCCGGGTCGCTTACGCCGTGGGGTCGGGGAGGTCGTCATCGTCGGGCACCACCTTAGTTTTCCGCGGCTTCCTCGCCGGCTTCCAATCGTCGATCGCCGTCAAGATAGCCGTAACCGGGTCGGCGTCAAGTCCAAATCCTTGACCCCACCCCGTCGCTGGGGAGTAGGAGGCTGCCCAGCCCAAGAGCTTCCGGCCATCATGCCGCGGCGTGAGGGAGATATGCGTGAGATTTCCGCGCTCAGCTAAGTCCCGAATTCGTTCTTCAAGTCCTGACATTCTCACGTCTCCTGTGTGGCCGACTAGTCATGTTCTGACAAAGATAGCAGATTAGCACCCCATAGAGCCTAGTGGGTATCTTGTTGGCGTCATAAAGGTCTGTGACCAAAACCAGCGCTGCGGTTGTGCGGTACGGGCCGAACTTTCGGGCATACGCTTGGATTGCAGCATGCACGTCTTTGAGAGTCCACACCGCGGCAGGTCCGTGCATGGTGTCCGCACGGAAGCTCATGGCCGGCGAGGCGGGGTCGTCCTGATAGGCCCCGGAACTGAATTCAAATTCCCTCACGCGAAATAGAACCCGATCAGCGCGCTTTCTTCACCGAGTTGCCCATCGAGGTAATGCCGCCCGTCGTTACACTGGACATAGAGCCGCGAAATGCGCTCACCGACCTTGGTTGGGTCTTCCTGGACTACCAGCGGGCGGCCTTCCTTGAGGCAAGTAAAGCCAGCATCCGCGATTAGGATATCGCCCGGCTTGACCGTATCGGCATTTGATTGGTCGGCATTCTTGCACTTGATCATGTCCCGTATTCCTCTCAAATGGCGGTGCTACCATTGACCTAAACCCCAGCCAACGATCCACAGAACGCATGCGATCCCGAAGGCGAAGACTAGCGAGGCGACCATACGGATATCTTCTCGTTGCCGATAGCCGCGCTCCCGGTCGCTCAGGCGCGGCGCATTCGCCGGCCATGATTCCCGCCGTTCTCTAAACTTGGTCATAGAGGTCCCTCCGATACGCTTGGTCATCGCCCCGAATATGACACGACCGCCGACTTTCACAAGGAAAATCGGCGGTCGTGGTTAACGGTCAATGAGCGGCAGGGTTCGAACTCTGCAATACGCTGGTCCTCCGCATTGGGCTTGTGGCTCCGGAGGGCTGAAGCCATGTCATCTCACCCGCGTCCAGCTTTGCCGGCGGCAACCGACTTTCAGCGTTTACCATTTCCGCCACACTCACTGACCATTCGCATCCCAAGGCCGATTGGCACGTTGTCGCGCTATACACCGCTCGGCATGGAAGTCCGCAACTTGCTCAATGTAGGCTTCGTGGAAGCGCTCCGCCGTCCGCTGCAACGCCACTATCCGTTGTTCGAAAGTGGGATGTTGCGGCTCTTGTCGCTGTACCCGACTGTCGATCATGGTGTCCTCCTGTTCGCTACACAAGCTAGATTAGCACCTGCGCAGCCCGGTGCAACACGTACCGCTGGATATAGTTAAAGCTTCCTAGCGCGAAATTTTATTTTTCAGTCCAGTGCCAAGGGCTCGCTCGAATACCGGATTGCGGGTGCCGCGCCGAAGCTCGCTATGATCTTGCTGTAGCAATTGCCCAGCGGCCAGAACGTCTCGATCGGTCCTGCGAACACTACAGCGACGCACGCCGGCGACACCTACGGCTGCTAGTCCAGTTAAGACCTTTCGGCGGTTCATTTCACTCGAATACCTTCCTCGATAAGAGCGCGGCACACTGCTTCGGTTGCGTCGATCCGCGGGACCTCCATGTTTCCTATCCACTGATGCGTAAGCGATCGAACGTAGTGGTAGAGCGCCGAGTTTTTGTCGATCGCTATCGGCGCTTGAAGCTGACCTACGATCTTTCGTCCCATCACTTGAGTCCGTACACGTCGCGCGCCATCTTTCGGGTATAGTACACCAAGGCCCTGATCAAAACAGCGGTGCCAGTGCACGTCATGACTTGCCGGTCCTTACGCGATACCGCTGCTTGTCGCCTTCCCGTTGCGCCCGCTTCCCCTCGGGAGTTGCATAGCGGGCGCGAGAGCGCGCCTTGGCGCACTCGACGCATCCGCCATTCGACGCATAGAATTCCGTACAGCCACAGAAGCACGGCGAGGCAGTGAAGGTCTTGCGGCCCATGATCTGAGCCGTTTTCATCGGGAGATTCGTGGGCTTGCCCATTAGCCTTCCCTTTCCTCACTGCGCCAGCGTTCGCTCTTATGAGTGTGGTGCGGCTCAATTGCGAGCCAATGCAAACCTTCTTTCTTCCAGGCCGGCACGTGCTCGATAATGTAGCGGTCGCCGCCGGCCCCATTCCCTTCAGTAGTCGTGACATAGCGACGCCAGAAGGCTCCAAACCACACATATTCGATTCGGTCAAGTGTCACGTCCGAAGGATGCCGCATAATTCGGACAGGGACAGGCCAGGGGAACGCAAAGCGCCGATACCAGCCGCGGCTGTTGCCACGTTGATGTTCCCATGCTTGCCTAATGAATCTGAGACGTTGGCGAAAGAATTCGGCGCTGTCTGTGTTGGCCCCATCGTACAGCGCCAAGTCAATAAGCGAGCCGATCGATATGTCAAGCTCACCGTTGCCCATGACGATTCCGGTCGCGCCCACGCTGACCTCCACATCGGGCGACTGCACACCAGCTTGGTCGAGCGCCTCTTGCGAGGGACCACTCGCGGGCCAACAGGTGGTCGGACCGGTCGCGCCGCCACGGAACATCCATCCGGTTGCACCCCATGTCATGAGATTTTCCTTTGCGGTATGGGCTTCACTGGCGCCCAGTAAGGCAGTCCGAAGATAGTAAGCATTCTTCGGACGCGCAAGCGGATCATGGAAGCATCGTTAACGATTCGATCACGTCGCCATCCTTGTAGAAGAAAATCTGAACGCGTGTTCCGTACTGCTTGACGATCTGCGCGAGGCGAGCCACTGTCACCGAATCATCAGGACGGTCCGGACGTGATTCAGCGCGCCGGCCCGGACCGCCACTCCGCGAAGATCAAACCAGTGGTGGTTCGATCGACGCGACGAACGCTCGCGCTTCCTCGATCATTCGTTCGCGGTCATACGCTTCTTCGTCGATCCACTCCGCAACATTCTTGTAACGATCGCCGGGGTCGTCGCCGTCTTCTCTAAACGCCCGCAGCGCCGCAGCCGCCTCACGCATCAGTGCAGGATCAGGAACACCGAACTGCGCCCGCAAGCGAGTAGCCCGCATTGAGTTGAGATACTCTGCAATGCGCCGCGCTTCCCGCCGCGTCCGCACGAGCTTTATCTCACGGCCTTGCTCGACTACAGCCCACGGCGTGTCCGTGCTGATTGTTTGCCGCTTCACTCCGTACATACGGCGCACGGCCGCGACGTGCAGCTTGTCCAGGGCGGCACTCATTGGCGCCTCCCCTGCGGAATGCGCACTATCCGCTCCCAAATTCATCCTCCACTAACCGGCGCGTCTAGGAAAACCCATACGGTGCCGTCATCACACAACGCGTACAAGTTCTTGTCCGCAGCCGCGATTTGAATGATCTGCCTATCCATGCTGATGCTCCCATGCTTGCTTGATGAATTTCAAGCGGCTTCGAAACCACGTCGCATTGTCGCCAGTCAGTCGCGCCGAGTCGCGCAAGAGTGAATCAAGCAGACATCCGATTGATATGTCAAGCTCGTGATTGTACGAGGTAATACCAGTCGCGCCTTCGACACGGGGTTGAAGCCAAAATTGATCACGATCAAAACTCATAACGCACTCCCTACACGATTGAGCCAATGTGTCAAGGCCCGCGGCGCGTCCTTGCGCCGGCTATTGACGCGCATCGTGACAGGCACTGCCGGATGCCAAAAACGAAGCTCGCCCGTTTTGCGGTAAAAAGAAATCTCGGCGCCAAGCTCGCGCGCGAGACGTTGGCAGTCGAGAAGGTTCGCACCACGTTTAACGATACGAGTCATGTCACCTCCGTTGTGTTGAGCGCCGCTGCGATTTTCTCCGCAGTGGCACGGTCGAAACACTCGCAAATCCGCTCCGGATTGTCGTGGCGATCGAGTGTCTCTGTATCGAGAACCTCCGCCGCGTAGCAGCACGAGTGGTGCACATCTTCAGTTGAAACGATATATCGACTCATAGCATGCTCCCTTTTAACGCTTCAACGGAGCCCTCGATCATCACCAGAGAGTTGTTAGGAGGGCACCACAACGCGCCGCCCTGTTCCGGGTTGCAACGGATTCAACGTATGGCAGCCGGTTAGGCGCGCGTCAAGCGAGACCTGGATTCGTTGTTAATTTTTAGACAACGAGGGGGCGAGATTTTTCCACTTTTCATTTTTATTATTTTTCGTTTATTTTTAGGAATTTCTGAAAGAGAGCATACCGTAGGGCACATAGCATTTTTCGCTCGATGTGGTTAATTGGGTCCTACCCCGTAGCTCGCAGACACCCCCAAACTGACCCCAACTTGGGCTGCTCCCCGTACGGGGTGCCTCGCTTGGGTTAATGCATCAATCTTTAAGTATCGGGTGCTATGGCCATCGCAGTGTAAAATTAACGTTAATGCGCGGCTGGCCGGCGGTAGAGCCTTTACCTGCCCCGGGCCTTCCGTGGTAACCTTAAAAATTAAACTTATTAAACATGGTTAACGACGGGGTGCCATGGTCATTAACGGTAATTTTTAGCCTTTATAGTACGCCAGGACCCGAATTAACCTTAACGAGTGCTATGGCATCGCAAGGTAAGACTAAAAATTAATATTAATGCGCGGCTGGCCGGAGGTGGGGCCGCGAATTAACCTTAACGGGTGCTATGGCATATCGCAAGATAAGACTAAAAATTAACGTTAATGCGCGACCGCCTGCCCCGGCTCCTGCATGGTTAACGACGGGGGAGCCATGGTCATTAATGTTAATTTTTAGCCTTTCCGGTACGCCAGGACCCGCCCGAGGTACCTAAAGAACCGATTTCGTGAGCAAAATCAGTGATTTAAGTGGGTACACATGGGTGTAAATGGTGAACAAAAATGGTTAACGCAGGTGTAAATGGTGAACAAAAATGGTTAACATGGCATAAAATCCACTTTTAGTCGAGGCGCCCGATGTCGTACCCAGAGCTTGGCCCTAGGTCACCATATTTTACTCTGATAAAACAATAACTTAACGTATAGGTGACCCAGAGTGCGAATTTCCACTTCATACATACATATATTATAATTCCTATATATAGTAATATAGGGTAAACAGGGTCACCCATATGATAGCCAATTGAAATAACAAACGAATTTATGGTGACCATAGAACCGGACAGCATATGCACTACGCCGAAATCATTCATGAATTTGCCCGGTGACCTGCGATCACGCCGTTGACACCACCTAAAAAATCGGCTAGATGCACTCTGAAATCATTCATGAATTTGCCCGGTGATCTGCTAAAAAATCGGCTAGATGCCATAGTCACCGAAGGGTCCAAGTCCACCAAAATGTTGATCTCACTCATCGCTCGCGCTGACCAGGGACCGATGCCCAAGTCAACAAAGACCTGGCGGAGCGAATATCGGTCTAGCCAAAAAGCTTCGCGAGGATTTCATCCTATGAGGACGCAAAAAACCTCCGAACAGCAAACGCTCGCCTTCCTGCGGCGGGCCGCGACATGCCAGCCCTGGAACCGCGAACATGCCCTTTCCATGGCCGCCGGGGCGCTCGCCTCCGTTTGCCTGCTATCCGGCGAGACGGTCGGCGAGGCGGTAACCCGCCTTCGAATCGACACCGCGGCGGTCCAAGAGATGCTCAAGCTTTACACCGGGGCCGGCACCCGACTGCGCCAGTTCTCTCGACGGTCTTGACATAGCTATTACGCACCGCCAAAATCAAGAAATTCAAAACGCCAAGCCCGAGGATTGAACCTTGGAGCGTGCACAGGGGGTTCATCGCTAAGAGCGCGGCGGACCAAATGAGACAAGTCGCTGTGTGAAAGCGACTTGACAAAAACGTAAACGGCGCGTCATGTTCGCGCCGTTGCACTCAAACCCCAATGGGAGAAGATCATGAAGGCTAGCAGTGTGAAGGCAATCAACGAAGCCGGCGCGTTCTTGGAGAAGGCCAAGGGCAAGCTGGAAAAGGCGGAGGCCAGCGAACGGGAGCGCGCCGAGCGGCTCGAATCCAAGGAAGGCCGGGAAGACGAAGCGACCGAATCGTTGGAAGCGGCCGATGCCATCGCGGAGGTCATCGAGAATTTCGACGATTGGATTTTGGCGGTCGGCGTCTTGACTGACTAGGCGCCGGCATCTTCTGCAAAGTCTTGGGCCGCCGGGGCGGGACCGTCCTGGCGGTCTTTCATATAGATTTTCCCGAGGCTGCCATCTTCCTTCCACGGCTTAAATCCGTTGATACCCCACAACATCTTGAATTCCCCGCCGCAGCGGTATTGCCCTATCTTTTCCCCTTGGAATCGTGAACGCAAGATCGAGGCAATCGTATTGCCAAGACGCTGTTGCCGATGCAAGCGCGCTGGCAGTATTTCGATCACGTCGTCAATGCAGATGACGCGCCGCGTGAATGGTGGCTGCTTCGAATGCTCGACTATCCAATGTTCAAGATCGCTCAGGCCAGCCTCTATCATATCGCCCTTAGCGACCGTGTAGGGCGCCTTGGCTTGACCGTCGTAAGCGCCAACGTCGCGGTGCATCAACTCCCAGGCGATAGCGCCAAGTGCGCTTTGATCTTTGAGAATACCATAGAGCGTCTTGTAGTAGGCATCGGGGTTCGGCTTGGCCTTGGTCCGCACGACAAGGTAGCGGCGGTCTGTCCCGTCAAGTGGAATGGCGGCATCGTCATTTGTCATCGCAAACACGCCAAAGCAGTTGTCGGCAACAAACGTCTCTTGGTTCTTGTTGTTGATCGGGATTGCCTCTTGCGTGATGATCGGGTGCAGCTTCTTTGCGACCTCGCCCCTTTCAAGCGCGCGCAGTTCCTCGCATAACAAAAGCTTACATCCCATGGCCCATTTGTTGAACGTACTAGACAGTTCGGCAGAACCGATAGGTGAAACGTTCTTTGTTCCGATAATGTGCGATAGAACCTCGGCGATGAAGCTCTTGCCTGTACCTTGGATACGGCCGGCAATCAGCAATGCATGCTTCGGTTTCAAGCCAATATTTTGTAGGAACCACGCCAGCCAATTCAGCACATGGTCGCGGTCCACTGAATCAGGAAAGAGATAGTCGAGATGCGCATTCCAAAGCGTCGTGTCGCCTTGCGCGGGCACGATCAACGAAGGGCGCCACAGATTGTAATCGAGGCCGTGATTAAGGAATTCTGGTTTGCCGGGCATGAACACAGATCGTTTGAGCTTTCGGATTGTTTTGGTCGCTTTATCGAACATGGCCTTTGAGAGCTTCGTTGCCTTGCCCGGTCGAGCATACGCGAACGCCTTGTCGAAGATTTCCGTTTTCAACATCATGTCCGGCTCGGCGCGCAACAAGAAGCGGTCAATTACGGTCAGCCAAACCCATTCATCGCAAAGCTCGGCGAAGGTCCAGATGCGGCTACGTTCCTCGGGAGGGCGCTTGACTAGCTTCTCAGTTTGCGCCTTTTCCTTGGTGGCTTTCTTCTCGGCTTTCTTCTCTGCCGGCGTCAACGGTTCGGGCGCATCATCGCGGAATTCTGACTCAGGCGTCTTCTCGCCCGGCGCGTTCTCTTTGGCGTAGGTGTAGGTGTTGCGGACTTTGACGACAAGCTGGTCAGCCGCCGGACCATCGTCGTAATTCCACAGCGGGTCGCATGTGGGGAAAACGTTGTAGTGTTCTTGAAGCAGTTCGCACGCCGTCTGAAACGAGATGCTATGGTCCTTGAGCCAACACGCCGTATTATACAGCGCCTTCTCGCCATTTTGATACAGGACGGACGGCTTAGCGTCATGGATCAGATAATACGTGGCTTCTTTGATCGCCGCGTCGGTATCGAGGTCTGTCGAAGGCTCTTGCGTTTCCGCAATGTCGCGTTCGGGCTTCTTGGCGATAGTGTAAAACCACTCAGGCGCGGGTGCGATTGGGCGAGCGTTAAGCGCTTTGTAAGCGCCGCAACCGGGAAGGAGAATGAACTGCGCAAAGTCGATGCCAGGGTGCTGAGATTTGGGAGAGCCAAGCGCGAATAGGTGCGGTCCCTCATACCACAGATGCCGGCCGCCACTTGGCGTCTCGACGGCGAGCGTCGGCGGCCAAGGTCCATAGGCGAGGTTGAGCGCCTCATATGTTTCTTGCCCGCTCTTGCCCGGCTTGGTATCAATATCAACAGGCACGATCTTGGACAGTTCGGGCGCGAGGCCCCACCACGGTTCCTCGCCTAGCCGCTGAGTCCAATAGGCGTGCCATGTGCGGATTTGCGTAGGGTTGTTGCTGGACGCTTTCAAGTATTCCGCGAGAAGCGGTTGCGACTTGTTTTTCGTCGGAAACAGGTGGTGGCCGGGATGACGGCGCAACCAATCGAGGGCGATATCGAGAGTTCCCATGATCCGCCTTATCATTCCGATTTACAGATTGCAAGTCTTGACTTTTACCCGGCGTCGGCTGTAGAGGACTCAACACATATGAGTAAGACCTTGGCCGACCGGATATGCCGCGCGATCCAGCTTCATGGTCATCCTCATGCATGCCGGTACCCTATCCGATTTTGCGAACGCACTTGACAAGCTGAAATTCAGCGGTTAGGAAGCCGATATCGAATCCAACGAAAGGTCCCTTTTCAAATGTCCGACAAACTCTTGGAGCGAATCGCAGCCGCTCTCGAAACGATTGCTGCGAAAAGGCCACGCGCCTTAGACGTGCCCGAGGCAGCCCCCGCAAAAGCGGCGACGGTCAAGCCTGACAAGCCGGCCGGTGCAGCGCCGGGCGGTACGCCGGGCGGTAAGCCCGCCGCGAAGCCGGCGGCAGGCAAGGGCGCATCAGGTTCGGCGCCCTCCGGTCAGACCAAGGGTCCGGGCGGCAAGCATACTCAAGACGAGGTTCGCGATATCATACGTCGAGTCGTGATCGAAAAGGGCAACGAAAGCACCGGAGGCAAGAAGGGCGAAGGCACGAAGCTGGCGCTGAATTTGCTCGACGAAATCGGGAACGTGACCAACGTTGGTCAATTGAAGCCTGAGTTTTACGATGCGGTTTATGAGGCTTGCGCTGGTCTTCTCGGTGACCCTGACGGGGCGGACGACGCCAACGACGACGACCCGCTCGCGTGAGCCGGTAGGGGGCGTGTACGGTTCCGGCTTGAAGGATGATGAACCCTTCACGAAGGTCTTCTTTATCAAGGTCAACGATTGGGCGCCTACATACGCCTAACGAGGTCCCGCGATGATCAAGAACGCAGCGATCGTAGGCACGTCGTTCCACAGAGGCGCCACTGACTTTGTGCAGAGCTTGAAGATTGGCACTGGTTTGGCGCTTAAGCGTGAGCCGACGAATAAGTACGACAAGAACGCCATCGCGGTGCAGTGGGGTAATCGCATACTCGGCTATTTGCCGCGCGGCCTCGCTGAGGAATTGGCACCGCTGATGGATAGAGGAATGCCGATCAAGGCGGCGAAGGCTGCCATTGCCGGCTGTACCATCACGATAACATACGAGGTCCCCCAATGACGATAGAGAACGCTACACAGCCCCACCGATCCGCATCGCGCGTATCGGGAAAATTCCCGACAAGAGTGACGCGGAGCGAACGCCGCGACATGGTGTACAATGCAATCGATGGCGAGCGCGAGTATCAGGACATACGCTGGGGCCACAACCCGCCGCTAAGGATCGGCGAGTTTATTCTCTTGCTCGACGAATACGTCACCCGAGCCAAGCTTTCATGGTCGCAAGAAAAACAGCCGCCCGAGTATCCCGAGTATCGGACTATGAGCATCATTCGTAAGATCGCCGGCATCGCGGTGCACGCCATGGAAGCCCGCGGCATTGTCGAACGCGAAGACTTCGAACGACAGGGCTAACGTGACCAGCGCCCGGCACCTATTCTGCTACGATCTCCACCGCGACGCGGTGGAGGCTTTCTTGCATGAGGTTGGATCGAGCGCTTCTCATTCCCATCTTCGGGTCATCAAATACGCGAAAGACCTTGTTGGATACGATCACATCACATTCATTGAGGTGAAAGACCCCCCGATTCCGCAATGGCTTTGGAAAAAGTTGCACATATGCGGTGCGACTGTCATTGAACTCACGCCCGGTTCGCATCGACTCACGGCGACGCATTTCAAATGAGTGAATGGAACGACGCTATTGACGCAGTCGTGCGCGCTCTGCTATGGAGCGGGGCGGAGTGCGAATCGATCCGCATTGTAAAGAGGTTGAAATGCGACACGCATCGAGCTACCGATCGGCAAGACGCAACGCGGCCCGCGCGGCGCACAAGCTGTGTTACTGGCGCCGGCTCGCGCGGCCGGACAATAGCAAGCGCCGGCTCCTGAGAATATCATGATCGCGCCCATCCCAGCAATGCAAGCATTGCTCGACACGGTCCCCGAGGGCTGGCGCGTCTGGTTGTTCATGGTACCCACTCGGATCATCCGAGTCATCGTCGATTCGAGCGAAAAGACCTTCCGTGTGGAACAGCTTATGCCGCTTGAGCGGACGTGGCGGTCGCTCTCGACCCATACAAACGCGACAGCGTGGGGCGCTTACCTTGTCGCTTTTGAAGCGGCGTGCAAGGCGCAGCAAGAGCTAATCGCGGGCCTGAAAAAGAAGATCGAGGCGCGCAATAAATTACTGCCCGGTCTCGGCGGTCCGTCGCTCGCCGTGCCACAAAAGGCCATTGCCGTTCCTCAGCGCCGAGCCGCGTACGATGTGAGAATCAAATGAGCTATCTAACCGTGGTCGCGATCGGCTTCGCGTTCGGGGCCGTATTTCAAGAGGTCGTCAAATGAGCGTCGCCAGCGTCCGCCCCGTCTCGCGCGATCGTATCCGCATCACGGCCGAAACGGGATATGAGCTTGTCATGTTCCGGCACCACGATGGCGGCGCCGAATGCGTCGTCCTTGACCGGCACTTTTCAGAAACAACCCGGCTCAAGATTGAGCCGCCACCCGCCGGCCAGAAGCTCGGTATAGAGCGTGGCGTTGACGGCGGATTCGAACTAGTCTACTACCCGGAAAACCGCAACGTGTTCCCGCATGAAGGGAGATAAAACCTAAATGACCGCATGGCGAGAAGAGCATATCCCTTGTCATTGGCACAGATGGATACCCGAGGCGTTTCGCGCGACGATCAAATCGATGCTAGAAAAGCCGCTTAATTATGAGTGGTCCGTGCAAGGCTTCGGCATGCTGCGGACCTACTTGGACGATGACAAACGCTTCCGTTTGAATATCTGGCACAGCGCCTTCACGATTCCAAACGTGAGCATCATACACGACCATCCGTGGTCGTTTGATTCCTGGATTGTCAACGGCCGGTTCACGAATGTCCGTTACGGCATTTCGGATGCGCCTCGCGCTGGCGACGCGCTCTATGACTGGCAGGTTATCAAGACCGGCCCCGGCGGCGGTCCCGAAGGGGATAGCGGTACTATCCGCCTAATCTCTCGTGCTTCCGCCGAGCACTACGTCACCGGGGACACTTACCACCAAGAAGCGTCGGAAATCCATGCCAGCTATTATGATGACGGGACCGTGACGCTCAACGATCGAACAAGACTGCCGGATGGTGATCATGCCCGCGTGTTCTGGCCTAGCGGCGGGCAGTGGGTTGACGCAGAACCACGCCCGGCTAGGGCGACCGAGATCACATTCGCCACGACGGCCGCCTTGGGGATATGGGAATGATCAAGCATCCGCAGACGCAGTTCCACTGTAACGCGCCGTCGTATCAGTGGCGCGTTATCGATCGGAACTGTAATCACTCCGCCTTCAACGGCTATCGTCGAACACCGAGCAAGTATTCCACATGTGAATGCTTGACGTGCGGCGCGGTGTGGCGTACGAAGGCCCATTACGTCGAATTCTTGGAGGATCGAGTTGCCTCAAACTCACGCTAAGCTCTCGCCATCGGCTGCAAGCCGGTGGATGAATTGCCCAGGTAGCATCCGGCTAATCGGTGATGCGTCGTCGCCGGCAAGTCAGGCCGCGATGCGGGGTACGGCCGCGCATAGGATCATCGAAACCATGATCCTTCTCGGGCAGCACGACGCGAGGGCCTATCACGGCAAGATCGTGATGGTTAAAGCGGACGGCAACGAAGAATCCATGATCTACTCTTCGCGGGATGCTTTGCCGGTCAAGTACGTGGCGCCGAATTCCGGCTGGTTCGCATTTGTGGTCGATGACCAGATGTGCGACGGCGTGCAACTCGCGATCGATGAATGCGATCGGCTCCGTGAAACCATGTTCCATCCCGAGGTATTCACGGAACGCTATCTCGATATGTCTTGGCTTGACTCGCGGCTTGGCGGTACCGCGGACTATACGCTTGTCGAGCCATTCGGATGGGCACACTTGCTCGATTACAAGAACGGCTATATCGTAGTCGAGCATATCGACAACGAACAGTGCATGACGTACGCAGTCGGAATTTTGCGGGAGCACCCGGATGCGGAAGGCGTTCGTGTGACGATCGTGCAGCCGAATGCGTTCCATGAAGAAGGCACCGTCCGCACTGTAGAATACACGCGCGACGAATTGAAGCTATTTGAAATTCGATTGCGCGAGGCCGCCGCCGAGACTGTCAAGCCGAATGCGCTGCTTCGCGCAGGTGACTGGTGCAAGTGGTGCCCAGCGCAACTGCGCTGTCCCGAGTTCGACAAGGCGCTTATGGATCAAGCGCAAATGGATTTTAAGGACGATCCGGACGATTATGTGGCCGAAGGGCTACCCGTGCCAAAGGACAATCGCGACCTCGCCGAAAAGGCACGGTGGGTGCCGTTGTTCGATCAGTGGGCACGCAACATCAACGCAGCCATTCAAGCCGAGCTTATGAGTGGCAACCCGGTCGCCGGTAATAAGCTGGTTCGCGGCAAGTCGAATCGAAAATGGCGAGAGGATCACGAAACGACCGCGCTTGCGCTCCGCGACATGACCGGCATGGATATCGACGCATTCCTTACCGAGCCGAAAGTGAAATCCCCGGCTCAAGTCGAGAAGCTAGGCGTCGGCAAAGAGCAACGTGCCCTAGTCAAAGAAGCCGTCAAGGAACTGGCGGTCAAACCCGAAGGGCGACTAACAGTCGCGCCGGATAGCGACCCACGGCCGGCGGTTGATCCGGCCACGATCGCCGCGGAAGATTTCGCGGAGGAACCCGAGGAATGACCGGATAACAGCTATTGAAGATCGTCATGATAGCGACGATCACGACCTTGGCGTTCTGGTACTAAACCTACGTGCTCGGCACGATTGCCGGCATCATCATGATTCTTGGAGAGGAAGCGACATGATCCCCGTCGAGACCAGAGGCGCTGCTTGGAGCTATTTTGAACCCGAAGGATGGGACCCGGAACGAGATGGACGGTGTGGCGTGCTATCCGTTCGGCAGGAAAGGATCGGCCGACATGTGCATCACATCAGCACGTGGATGCCATCACCCGAAGAATGTCGTCGCCTCGCAGCCGGCGCCGTTATCGAACTGACATGCGTCGGTATTCAGCCGCCGGTCGCCATGAAGGTCTTAGGGCTATGACTGCGATCCCAGCCGTTAGCTACCCGGGTGCAGAACTCGAAAAGCCGTACACTCCCGGACCCGGCGCCGAAGCGTACTCAACAACAGCGATCATAAACCGCTGTGTCCATGCCGCCGACACTCAGGTCTTGATTGACGAACTGAAACAGCGCGGCCGACTCCGCAACGTTTCCATCGCTCATATGTACTTTTCCGAGATGGCAGTGAACGGCCTCTACATGGAGTACATTGATCGCGAGCTTATAGCTAGCGTCGCGAAGCTCGTGGCTGGCGTTCTTGTTTTAGAGGACCGGCCGCAAAGTCCGTCAGAAGAAGCTATGCGAGTTCGTACTCGCATCGGCTCACTGTCGGTCTTAGTGCCCGAAAAGGGGATTGACACGACTGAATCGCAGGGTTAAGGGATAGTTCGTTGCCAACATCATGTGAATAGGAGAACGACATGGCAAACAAGACCGCACCGAAGAAGGTGCTACTGACTCCCAAGTTCCGGGTGAGCTTCCCCGAGGTTTGGGAAAAGCGGTCCTTTCAAGAGGGCCAAGCCGGACGCTACAGTTGCGTCGCCTTGTTCAATCCGGCCGAATTCACGGACAAGGACAAGGAAAAGTGGCAGGCGATTCTGGCGGCATGTAACGCGCTCGCGCGGGAGTATGCCAAGAAGCCCACCATGAAGGAGGCTAGGGACCTCGGCTGGAAGGTGCCTTTCCACAAGGGCGAGGAAAAGCAGTATGCAGGCTACGGTCCCGGCATCATCTACTTTACTATGAGCGCTTACACGTCGCGTCCCGGCATTTTGGACCGTGACGGCAACCGGATCACGCAGGACGGAGCGGAAGAATTCTACGCCGGGTGCTATGCCCGCGCGTCGGTGAATCCGTTTGTAAACGTGAAATGGAAAAGCATTGCGATCGGCATGAACAACCTTCAAAAGTTGGCCGATGGACCGCGCCTTGATGCCCGGACGAATGCCGAGGATGATTTCGGTGACGATCCGGCTGAGTACGGCGACGAAAGCGACGGTACGGACGGCTCCGAATTCGGGGATGATCCGACCGCGTAAAGAGGTTTTTGCGCCGGGGAGATTTCCTTGCGGAATCAGGTTGCGGCCTGATTTTCTCCCCGGTGCAAAAGCAAAGGTAAATCCATGGCTATTGAGCCGACCAACACCAAGATCGAGCGCTTGACAGAGGCGATCGAAAGCCTCACGCTAGCAACCGCAGTGTCCGTGATGGACACGAAGCGCCCGGCCAAGAATTTCGAACGGGTAAAGGATGCCCGCGAGGAAATCAAAACTGCCTTGACCGAGTTTCTACAGCCGGTTTTGAGGATAGCTCAATGAAAGTGTTGTCGATATGCACTGTGGTCTGTCTCGTGATCGGAGTCGTTTACGCACCCGCGCGTCCGCTCTATCCCGGCGCCTGGGATAGGATCGCCGACGCGACAAGAGATTTCCTCTCAAATCAGAAGCGGCCAAATACGCGCCCATGGACCGGCGATTGGAATCACGATTCGTGCTGCGGTCCGGCCGATGCCTATGAGGCCGACGAACTGGATACGCAGGGCGGCGAGCTTTGGGCGATCATCACTGAGGGCGACACCCCGGAAAAGGCCGCCGCGGCAGAGGCCGAACAGCCATATTGTCAGAATGACGGCGAACGCGATTGCAAGACTCGCATCCCGGCCGGCACGCGCATCCTCATTCCGAAGGACCGCATTGTTCCGCCGGACCCGGCGCATCCGAATATAACGGGGCACGGCTGGGTTTGGATGACCTCCACTGGACGCGATGTGTTCTGCTACGTCTATCCATCGCTGTATTGATGCGATCTCTTGGCCTCTCATACGATCAGATGATAGAACGAAAACGCCAGTTCTATGCTCAGCGGTATCGAGCAAAAAGAATAATTTATAATCAGCGTCCAGATGTAAAAGAAAAGCACCGAACCTGGATGAAAACCAACTATAACAATGACTCCGGGTATAGAGAGAAACAACAGGCTTATCGAAAGCGACCCGAGATTATCGCGCGTCGCTTGGGTTGTGAAATTCCAAATCGTCCGATGCCGGATAAGTGTGAGCTTTATGACAAGCGCATATCTCTAGCGCTAGATCATTGCCATACATCAAAGCGGTTTCGTGGTTGGATTTGTAGAGCGTGCAACTTAACTCTTGGCAGCGTCAAAGACGATCCACAGCTACTCCGGCGAATGGCTGATTATTTGGAGAAATCCAAATGATCTTTTTTGATTTTGAGACTCGGGGCGTTGTGGACTTGATTAAGCTCGGGGCGACACGCTACGCTACCGATGATCAAACTCAAGCTCTTTGTGCCTGCTGGACCTACGGGCAAGAGGGTCGAATTAGACTTTGGCATCGTGGTCATCCCTGGATTGACAAGACCCCTGAAGATGATCCTGACTTTCTCGAATTAATCGAACGCGTCGCGGACGGCGAGATTTTCGAAGCTCACAATTCCTATTTCGAGTTCTCGATATGGAATGGCCCGCTCCTACGCGAGTTCCCGGAATTCCGCGTGGCGTTGCGTTTAGAACAAATGCGGTGCTCCGCTGCGAAAGGGTCGTGCATGTCTCTGCCTCGCGCGCTCGGTGACGCGGCCAAGGCGATCGGCCTGGATAACCAGAAGCTCGTTGATGGGCGCCGACTGATAAACAAGCTCAGTAAGCCGATGCCTCGCCGCCGCGGTCAGCCGCAGATAGCTCGTTTCTGCGAGGAAGAAATCGAGCATCGCCGCAATTGGGACTACTGCAAACAGGACGTGCGCACCGAACGCGAGTACAGCAATTGGTGCCCCGAAATGACAGAAAGAGAGCTAGAATACTGGCGCATGGATTTCCGCATGAATCAGCGCGGCATCCTACTCGACGAAACCGCGGCGCGAGAGGCGCTGGAACTTGCCCGCCTCGAAACTGACAGGCTCAATTCGGAGCTTTTCGAAATCACTGGCGGCCGAGTTGACCGCGGTTCGCGTCGAGCGGTGTTCAAAAAGTGGGCTAACGAAACGATCCAAGTGATAAATCCCGGAGCGGTCGGGCTTCTCGACACCAAGGCCGACACGCTAAGCTTCGAGTTATACGGTGTGCCGACGAAGGCCGGTGACGAAGCCAAGGATGCTGCACGACCGGCAACTGACGCAAAATGGGAACAATTCGGCGAAGCCGGCGAGCCGCTGCATCGCGCGCTGGAAATCTGCCTTGAGGTCAACAGGACCTCAGTCAGCAAGTATAAGCAGATGGTCGAATCGATGTGCCCGGACGGGCGCCTTCACGACATTATGCTCTACAACGGCGCCGACCGAACTGGCCGGTGGTCCGGCAAGGGCGTACAGCCTCACAACTTTGTCCGCGGGTATTCGAAGGATATGTGCAAGGCGTGGGACGACATTCTCACGTTAGACCGCGAATACATCACGCTCATATGGGGTGAGCCGTTGCCCGCGCTTGCCAAGGCGTGTCGGGGCGCGTTGGTCGCGTCGCCTGGAAAGGAACTCTATGCCGCCGATTTCAACGCAATCGAGGCCCGAAAACTGGCGTGGCTTTCTGGTTGCGCATCGCAATTGCTTCTGTTCCGAACTGGCGGCGACCCGTATATCGATATGGCGTGCGGCATCTACAAGATGGAATGCGATGCCACGGACAAAGAGCAAATCAAGTGGTTCAAGAACAATCATCCTGATAAGCGCGCTCTAGGCAAGCGAGCCATACTTGGTCTCGGCTATTGCCATGCCGCTGACACTCTTATCTTGACGAAACGTGGATGGGTTCGGATTGACAAAGCCGATTCAGATATGCTATGGGATGGGATCGAATGGGTGAGTCATAAAGGACTTGTATGCAACGGCGAAAAATCCGTGACGAATTTGGGCGATTCATTCTCGACGATGGATCATCCCATATGGTGCGAGGATCGGTTCCACCATGCCGGGAAAGTGGTCGCCAACGAGACCTTGCGCTCCCGCGCATTGGCAGCCGGCAAGGAAGCCTTACCGTTGTTGGGTATATCGTCGGTCCTCGCAACGGCGTCAAACGGATCGTGGTGCGGTGCAAATGCGGAGCGCCGGAACATCAAATCGATTTGGCGAATTGGCGCGCCGGTCGCTCAACGCGTTGCAACATCTGTTCGAAACATGCGGCAGCGGATCGAAGACATGCGGCATACAAAGCCGCAATGCCAGAAAGTGAGCACCGAGAACGACACCTTAATCGATTATCCGCGGCAATCGGACGATGCCACAACACACGAAATCCTAAATTCAAAGATTACGGCGCCCGAGGGATCGAGGTCTGCTTGGATTGGTACAAAGATCGAGCCGCTTTTCTCAGACATATTCGGACGTTGCCAGGTTGGGATGATTCACACCTTGAAATGGATCGAAGGGATAATGATTGCGGCTATGAGCCGGGCAATATTCGCTTCACGACTCGGAGTGAGCAATGTAGAAATACGCGTCGGCAGAAAGGAAAAAGTATATGATTTAATCGATTCAGGGCCACGGAATCGATATATGATTTTGACCTGTGATGGTCCTATGATCGTTCATAACTCCATGGGATGGGAGAAATTCCAGGCTACCGTTTGGGCAGAAGAAGGCATATGGCTTGAAGACGAATTCTGTCAGATGGTCGTGAAGGTCTATCGCAAGGACAAGTGCCCCGAGGTCCCCAGGTTGTGGAAAGACTACAACGCCGCGGCGATCGATGCTGTGATGCTTGGTGGCGAGCGCTACGCGGGAGGCGACGAAACAGGCATCGGCGCCGTCAGCTATTTTGTGTCCGGCCCTTTCCTGCATTGCCGCCTGCCGAGTGGTCGATTACTCGCCTATCTGTATCCGGAGGTTCATACGCGATGCACATGGCGCTTCAACGCCATCAATGAGCGCAGCAAGCCGTGCAAGGTTAATTTCCAGGCGAAGATCGGCGTCTCGACAGCGAGCGCCCGCTACCATGCCGAGAAGCTAGCTGATAAGCAGCGCAAGCGGCTGACGCAGGACCCACCTGAGAATTTTCTCTCGCCACACCTGAGTTTCATGGGCCGCAATATCATCACGAAGCAGTGGCAGCGGTGCGGCACGCATGGCGGAACTTTGGTGGAAAACGCGGATCAGGCGTCTTCGCGTGATTTATTGGCCGAGGCCATGTTCCGGGTTGACATGGAACCCGATTTCGACTTACTCTTGTCGATACATGACGAGGTCATAGCCGAGGCCCCCATCGGCACGGCCACAGTCAAGGAATTCGAAGCCATGATGGCGGCTGACGTGGGGTGGGCGCCTGGGATGCCCATTGCGGCGGAAGGCTGGATAGGGCACCGGTTGCGAAAATGATGGACCCTACTGCGCAAACTCTCGCGCGCCGGCTGGACCGTATTCGACGCGCGGACGACCTTGAGCCCTGCTATCAAATGGTCTTGAAGCTTGCATCCGATGCGGTGCGCCGGCTCGGGCGAAATGAACAAGCTCTGGAATCCGGGGATGTTTTTCCCGCGCAGGATGTCCGCGTTGATGTTGACCTGCCCGGCCAGAAGATGCGATTGATGTTGCTCGATGACGAAGGTGGCGAACTCTCTTTCGTTGTGCTCGATTCTCTCACCGGATCAAGCCTAGCCGAGGAACTGATGCGGGCCTTTGATAAGCTAGAGGGTATTTGAAAAATGACCAGATTCCCGACTGAATTCCAGAATTATGTGTATATCTCCCGATATGCACGATATCTGCATGATCAGAAACGCCGCGAGACTTGGCCTGAAACGGTTAATCGGTATTTTGATTTTATGGCTGCGCATTTGAAAGATCGATGCGGGTATATTCTGCCTTCGGAACTCTTGGATGCGTTGAGGATTGAGGTTATGATGCTCGGCGTAATGCCATCGATGCGCTGCCTAATGAGTGCCGGGGCAGCTTTAGCTCGCGACGAGATGGCGGGTTTTAACTGTTCATTCCTTATGGTTGATTCGCCGCGAACGTTCTCGGAGATTCTTTATGTTCTTATGGTGGGAACCGGAGTTGGTTTCTCTGTCGAGAGACAGTTCATTTCAAAATTGCCAGAGGTTCCGGAGAAGCTCTATGACTCCGATACGACCATCGTAGTCTCAGATTCTAAAATAGGGTGGGCCAAAGCGCTGCATGAATTGATCACGATGCTATATAACGGGTCTATACCGAGACTCGATCTTTCCAGGGTGCGGCCGGCAGGTACTATTCTCCGAATATTCGGTGGTCGGGCTTCTGGTCCGGAGCCTTTGCGACGGCTATTGAGCTTTGCCATCACTATATTTCGTCAAGCGGTCGGTCGAAAGCTCACATCAATCGAATGTCATGATCTTATATGTATGATCGGAGAGGCTGTTGTAGTCGGTGGAGTAAGGCGATCAGCTCTGATATCGTTGTCTAACTTATCAGACGATCGCATGCGAGCTGCTAAAAGCGGGCAATGGTGGACTATGACGCCGTGGAGGTCTTTGGCTAATAATTCAGCAGTCTACACTGATCGGCGTCCGTCGATGGATGTGTTCATGCATGAGTGGCTGGCTCTATACGAGTCTAAGAGCGGAGAACGCGGAATTTTCTCACGCTTCGCGGCACGAAACGTCATTGAACGCAGCAATGCTTTTCGTAAGCTGAATTTTGGTGGTGTAGATGGCATTCGCTATCGTGATCTAGACCACGAATGGGGCTGCAATCCATGCTCTGAAATCCTTCTGCGGGACCGCGAGGTATGTAATTTGACAGAAATCGTCGTGCGGGCAACTGATACATTGGATGACTTACTACGTAAGGCTAAAGCGGCGACGATACTTGGAACCTTTCAATCGACCTTGACAAATTATCGGTTCTTACCGAAGAAATGGCAATTCAACGCAGAAGATGAACGTCTTCTCGGGGTGTCCCTCACAGGTCAAATGGATCATAACATAATGTCGGGCCGACAGGGTGAAACATTATTAAAAGACTGGCTGACCGCTCTTCGCAGTGAGGTCATCAGGGTAAATATTGCGCAGGCTAAGGCACTCGGAATCCATTCGGCAACAGCTTCGACGTGCGTTAAACCAAGCGGAACAGTTTCATCCTTAGTGAATGCGGCTGCCGGTATCCATGGACGCCATTCTGCGTATTATTTGAGGCGCATCAGGTCTGACAAAAAAGACCCGGTTGCGGCGCTCATGATCGATGCGGGCATGCCATATGAATCCGACAAGATGCGTCCAGATCATAATTGGGTGTTCTCGTTTCCACAGCGTTCGCCTGGGGGAGCGTTGACTCGTGACGACAGAGATGCTATCAGCCAACTGAAAATATGGTTGCTTTATCAAATGTATTGGACCGACCATAAACCATCGATCACGGTTAGTGTGAAGGATCATGAGTGGCTTCGCGTCGGTGCATGGGTATTCGATAATTTCGAATATATGAGCGGTGTATCGTTCTTGCCAAACTCCGATCATATTTACGAACAAGCTCCATACCAGGATTTGACGGAGGCTGAATATACAGCTTTAACATCTAAGATTCCCGCTATTGACTGGAGCGCATTGCCAAGATATGAAGAAAACGATTCGACAAGCGGGAGTCAAGAGCTGACATGCACTGCGGGAGGATGTGATCTATGAACCTGAAAATGATGTTGTTGCCCCATAGCTGGCATGTTCCAAAATATCAAAGCGCTGGAGCTTCTGGTCTTGACCTTTACGCGGCTGTAAAGGCCGGAGAGCGTATCGTGCTAGCGCCAACTCAGAGTTATCTTGTTCCTACGGGTGTAGTGGTTGAAATTCCTTCGGGTTTCGAAGGTCAAGTAAGACCACGGTCAGGGCTTGCCGCTAAGTACGGAATTTCGATCGTTAATGCTCCGGGAACAATCGATTCTGACTACCGTGGGGAGATTTTCTGTCAGTTGATCAATTTAGGGACCGGCCCTTACCAAATCATTCGAGGCGCTCGAATCGCTCAATTGGTGATCAGTCCCGTGACCAGAGTGCGAGTCATATCAAGCCGAATTCTGTCGGAGACAGAGCGAGGCGCAGGCGGCTTAGGTTCAACAGGTGATTAGAATGCTGCCTCGTGCTTATCCCGTGGCGCACCTACCAAAAGTGACTGACACCGCATACACGGCGTGCGACTATATCGAGACTTACACCGGGCGGCCGTTCAAAATCCTGACGCCGGACCCGGCGATGGTCACGATCATCGATATCGCCCATGCCTTATCGAATCAGGCGCGCTATGGCGGACACACGAATATTTTCTATCCGACAGCACAGCACTGTTGCTTGCTCGCGAACTACGCTCAGAATGTTCTCAAGGCCAGCGCGCTCGACTGCCTGCAAATCCTGATGCATGACGCGGCCGAAGCTTACCTTGTGGACTTGCAGCGTCCGATCAAGCAGTACCTCCCGGATTTCCGCGGGCTTGAGTACGACATTCAAATGGTCGTGCGGTCGTGGCTCGGCATGGAGTCGATTCCGTTCCCACCTTGGCAGGATGAAATCGACAGTCGCATCATCCATGACGAACGGGCGCAGCTTATGTATCCTAGCGGCAACGATTGGGAACACGCCGGTAAACCTCTCGGAATTCGAATCAAGCCCTGGACCTCCGCTTGGGCTGAACAGCAATTCTTGATGCTCTATGCCGCATACTCGTATGCGGTGTACGACAAGCAGCACCAATATCTCCGCGATGACTGGCGCTTCTTTCCGAGTTTGCAATCGGCGGTGGCGTCGTCCGACGATCCGGTTATTGAGGACGTGATCGAGGTTGACCTCCGCGGCGGTGTCGGCCGCGTCAAGCTGCGCTCTCCGGACGGAATGCTTGAGCGCGATCGGAACGCGGCGCCGTCACCAGCCCCCGCCTGGAAATGGGTGCATGGTAGGTTTAACCTCTACATCGGATAGGCGAAGAAATGAATCGACGCGATTATGATTTGATTGCTCGAGTGCTTCGTGAGGCTGAAAAGCGATGCAACCGAGGGACTCTCCCGGTTGACGGCGAAGCGCTCCGCCGGTATATAGCGAACCATCTCGCCGACGAATTGGCGGGCGAGCGCGGAGCCGGCGGATTCAAACGCGACACGTTCCTAGACGCGTGCAAGGTGCCCCATGAAAGACTGGCCTCACCAAGCCCGTGAATTCAAGCGCCATCGCGAGAAGAAATCTCGCGCTTTGATATGGCCGATGCGCTCAGGAAAAAGCAAGGCGTGCATCGATAAGGCGTGTTGGCAACATGGTAAGGGCGCGATCGAAGGCGTCATCATCATCGCCCCGAACGGCGTGCATATCAATTGGATTCAAAATGAGGTTCCTAAATGGGCGTGGCCTGAGAACGGGCGCCACGTAGGCTTCGCATGGCAAACAGGGCGCCGCGCCGACAACGCACAGATTGACAAGTGGCGTGCATTGCTGGCGCACCGCGGTCTCAAATGGTTCGCGATTAATATAGAGGCTTTGGAACATCATGACAATAGAAAGGCCGTTCGAGAGTTTCTGAAAGCCTGCAATCGCAAGTTCATGATGATTGTTTCGGAGGCGCACCACTTTGGCCGGCCAGGGGCGAAACGTACGTTCCGTGCCCGTAGCCTCGCCCGTCACGCCACATTCTGCACGATCGAGAGTGGAACGCCATTGCTGAACAGCCCTCTGAGGGCCTTTTCACAATACGAATTACTCGAAAAGGAAGCGCTTGGCTTCCGAACATTTACCGAATTCCAGGCGCGCTATGCCACATATGAGAAACAGAAGCGCAACTCCGGGCGGGATTATTGGAAGCTCGCCGAGTACAAAAACATGGATGAATTGCGCAGTCGGCTCGCTCCGTGGTCTTCTGTCGTCCTACGCAGCGAGCTTCACGATATGCCGGCGCTGATTCGGACTGAGCGGCCGGTCATCATGAGCGAGGTTCAGCGACGCGCCTACCTGACCATGGTCTCCCACCATCTTGTCGAGATTGAGGGCACCGAGGTCGAAGCGCTCGACGGGGGCGCCCGCGTCCAGAAGCTACAGCAAATCATCAACGGCTACATGATGAAGGATGGGTGCATCGTGACGGTGGACCCGGACGCACCGATTTATTGGGCGCTGAAAGAGCAAGTAGACGGGACGCTTCCCGGCAAGTCGCTTGTGTGGTGCCGCTATCGGGAGGATATTCGCCGCGTGGTCTTGTTCCTGCAATCCCATGGGTACAAGAACAGCATCTTGGAGTACCATGGCGGTGTGCCGCAGGACCAGCGCGAGCCGACTCGACTCGCATTCCAGAACAATCCGCGTAAGCTAGTCCAGGTCGGCCAGCCGGGCGCCGGGGGCGAGGGGCTTGACTTTTCGGCCGCAGATGCGGTTATATACTTTTCATCAATTCCGGATGCGATTCGAATCAGGCAATCGGAGGAACGGGCGACTGTGAAGGGCGGCAAGACAGTGAGCATCGTACGAATCACGACGCCCGGCACGGTGGACGATAGAAATTGGGCCATAGTTGACTCTAAAGCAACGCTTGCGGACAGTGTAAGTGGAAGAGGATTACGAGACTTATTGTTGGCGACCGATGTTTAAGAAACGCGATGCAAACGGCCGATTTTGTGGTGATCCGCGAACGCGCGGGTATCACGCTGCGGCGATTGCCGCCGGGTTCAACCCAAAAACGATTTGGCGACGAATTACTGACCGAGGGCTTTCCGTAGCCGAAGCCATCGCAATTCCCTTGCGGGTGCAAGGCGAGATTTCGAGACGATGTGATGCGGCGGGAGTACACCGAACGACCATCTATAAGCGACGCAATCGATACGGATTGACTTTAGATCAAGCGCTTTCTGAAAATGGTCAATGTGAATGTTGCGGGCAGGCGGTGGCGCGGCTTCACGCGGATCATGACCACGCAACCGGAAAATTCCGGGGTTGGCTATGCCCGGAGTGCAACCTAGGTTTAGGCCAATTTGGAGATGATCCCGAGAGGCTTGCAAAGGCCATAGCCTATCTGCTAAAGCACGGCAAGGCTGCGCTCGCTGATTCGGTGTCCGGCCGCGGTCTGCGCGATCTTCTCCTAGCAACGGATGTATGATGGAGATGTATGATGGAATGGAACAAGAAGCGCGGACCGATTGCAGGTCGCAAACCAAATCCAGACTCGTTGCAAAGCATAACACGGGCACGCGGCGTGCCGTATTCGACGGTTTATGAACGGCTCCGGGCTGGACTTTCTCTTGAGGATGCGTTATCTCTTCCGCGTCAAGGTGGAGTGAGGTTAGATGGCAAATCCCGATCAGCCCCGCGATGACCATGGGCGCTTCACGCACGGACTTGTGGATAGCCTTGAGGGGCAGCTTCGCGCCAAGGGTCATGCGCCGGTTGCTGCACATCAACTTGCGATCGAGATATTGCAGCAACAGGGCTCGGTTGATGCCCAAGGCCACTTGACAGCGCATGGCCGCGAACGCGAGGCTATGGGGCGCGCCGGACGCGCCAAGGACCGACTTGCACGAATGACTGGACATGATCCGAAAAATCTGGTCTATGACAAACGACAGCGAAAGGCGTTTGTGCCGTGACACGAGACGAGATGATGTTTTTGGAGGTAGAAGCAGCGGCAATGGCCATCTACAGATGGAGACGGCGATGGTGGAATCCTCAAAATTGGATATACGCGAATGTGAGCGTAAAGGGGAGATGCCGGCTAGAAGCTTGGGCTGCCCTAGCGGCGGCGCAAAAGGTCCGCTCTCAATCGACCAATGGAGATGCTTCACTCCGATGAAAAAGCGTAAATGGCTGCGAACTAATATCCAAACTGATAAGATGAATGAAGATCGCTTTCTAGAACAGATCGAGGGAGGAAAGAATGAGACTGCATGATTTCCGTCATTACAGTCCCTATGACCGCCGAGTTGAATGGACACAGGAAAAACTCGTTTTGTTGAAATCATTGCATCAAGCCGGATACAGTTTTTTGCAAATTGCTATTCAACTTGAGTGTTCAAAGAATGTAATCTCGGGAAAAATACGGCGGCTTCGAAAGGGATTCGCGAAATGAATGATGACCGGTCCGCGGGAGGTTGCACCTTGACTATCCAAGTCGAGACGCCCGGCAATTACGCACAGCATTGTCCGCCTGATTACCGATGGCTATTTGATTATGAAGGACGCTTGCTTCCAGTTATGAATCTGTTTGATGTATTTGGAGATGAAACCAATGAACCTGTTCACGCTCATACCTTGGTTGCATTCGAAGGACCGGGCAAATGGCTCGCAATCCAATGTTATCCTGAAGAAATCCTTCCAAGGTCCGATCCTTCATAGGCTCGCGCTCGATTGGGCGGTGTGGTGCTTTGGTATTGTGCACATGCTCAACGTACCCGTGCGTGCATTGCGCGCCGCCGAGGAAATGACCGAGTTTGCGCAATGCACAAACTTGTTGACGCCGTCTATGCGCGGCCGACAGGTTCAATGGATACCGAGCTTGGGCAAGTCCTTATGTCGATCTATCTGTTCTGCGCGGCGAACGATAAGGACCCTGATGCACTATTTGAAACCGAGCTTCGCCGCGTGCTGGCGAAGCCCCCACGAGAGTTTCTCTGTACGCAATCAAGAAAAGAACAACATGGGTCTTAATATCGATACGCAGCAGGTCGCAATCGGCCGTAGGGAAGAATAAATCATGAGCACCGGAGACAAATCGAATAACCCAGACCCATTCACAATCGCCGAAGCTAACATAATTCTCGCACTGCCTAGTGTAGCGCAGATGATGAAACGCTCCTATACGCTGAATTCGAGTGATTGGGATATACCCTACCTCGCCGGCTACAGTCAGGACGGTTCGATCATCTTTATTGATCGTGACCTCGCCGGATGGCCATTTCGCGCCCGCACGATTACTTGCAACCGTTTCCTCGAACTACATGAGCATGTCGAAAAGTCCTTGATTGATGCGATTCGAGAGAGCGAAGGCCATGCGCTTGTTATACTGCTTCACTTGTTGCGTATGAAAGCCAAGGACGATCAAATCTACTATCACTGCCACGGCGTCGCAACGGCAGTGGAGGAATACGCGGTGAAGCTGGAATTTGGGCAAGCGGGTCTTGACAGCTACAACCGATTTATGCAAACGCAAATCAAGCATGCCGAAGACGAACGGATACGCCATGTGCCGAGCACTCTCGACATGACACCCTACGGCGGAGCCGACCGTATGGATCGGCGCCTTCGGGCGAAGATGGAACTCCACATGGCATGAGGTCCCCCATGAGCAAGACAGCAACCGCTGAGAAAGACAATGTTGTGGACAAGAGCGCCGAATTTTCGAAAGGGCAATTGAAAGCCTTCGTCGAGCGGATCGAGTTGCTCGACAGCGAACGCAAGGGCATCGCGGACGACATTCGCGATATTTTCGCCGAAGCCAAAGGCAACTGCTTCGACGTGGCGGCGCTGCGTACGATCATCCGCCTGCGGAAGCAAGCCATCGTCGAGACGTACATGAACGCGCTTGGGATGAATTAGCCCAAGCCGGCGCCGGGGGCTGGTAGCCCGAGGATCGCGAACCAGCGCGGAGCCTCCCGTGGTTGTCCCCCGGCGACTTTTTGGAGGACGACATGAAAGATGATCCGAGACGTGACCGAGATGACGACAACGGCCTGCAAAAAGACATGCGGGCGCACTTGCGCGACGGCGTGCGCAACCCATCTCCCGAGGGACGCCGGCAAGAAAGCCATGTGGACCGCGGTCGAGTCGGCTGGCGACCGGGCGCGCAATATGACCCAAAGAAAGGCTGACAATGCCCGAGGTACGGATCGAGCAACGGGAACGCGTGATTGATGGCAAGCAATGCCCTTTTAGCGAGGTCTTCGTCGTTCACGACGGTCGCAGCTTCTACACCCGGCTTTGGCACATCGTTGACGACTCACCCCACGCTCGCGCTGCCCAGGCCCAGGACTTTCTCAGGCGACAGGCCCGGCCCATATGAAACTGCCGACGATCCCTTCGACCCGCGCACCTGGGAACTGACAGCGCCCGAGCGGCGCATCTATGGGGATGACCGCGCCTCGGTTTGGGCGGTTGTTGATGAAATCGATTACGAGTGGGCAATCCGATGGCGATGGTCAGTCAAATGGTCCCGCGGTGGGCGGCGCTTCTATCTCAGGCGTGTCGGGAGCGACCGTACCGGAGCTTGCCGGGTGCAGCGAACGATTTGGTTGCACGTGGCGGTGATGCAGCGGACAGGAATCGAACCGCCATCCCTGTTGCACAAGATGGTAGACCATCGGGACAGCGACGCGATGAACTGCCGGCGGGGCAATTTGCGGTGGGCCACGCCGAGCATGAACCGGGTGAACTTGTGCGGTATGACCGGCTGGGATTGGTGATTCAATTCGAGGTTCCGACCGGTGAAGACCCCGAGCCGCGCCGGATCGAGGCGACGGCTGCCCGGATCACGGCCGACATGACGCGCGACCTCGATAGGATGATTATGGAGGCTTTTTTGACCGGCCAGATGCCCGTAGGAAGCCCGTGGGCGAGCTTCGTCGCGCCCGGTCCTGAGACAGCGGCTACAGGCGGAGTCCTCACTGCCGCCAGCCTCCCGAAGCTGCCGCCGGGCTTCAAGCCCAGGCGACCGGGGCCATGGCTCAATTATGAGCCAATCCTTCCTTAACCAAGACCGCAGAATGGATTTGCACCCGGCCGCCGCCCATGCCATGTAGGGGGCGTCGCCGATAGCGGCGAATTGAAAGGACAGAACATGGCACACAACATCGGTACGACCGCAGACGGTCGCCACAGCTTCGCAGCCCTCGGGTCTCGCAAGAATTGGTGGCATCATTTCGGGCAAGAGAAGAAGTCCGGCCAGAGCATCGCCTCTTGGGCGCACGATGCTGGTCTCGACTGGCACGCGATCAAAGTCTCTGCCTTCGCCGACTTTAGTCACCCGGAATTGGCCGCGCTCAATCTCGGCATGGTTGCGGTTGATGGAACCCGTTTCATCGTCCGCGGCGACAATGGCCACATCCTCGCTCCGCGGTCGGTCTCCAAAATCTACCAGCCGCATCAGCCGGTCCAGCTTCTTGAATGGGCCGACCAATACGCCTCCGTTGACGACCGCTTCGAAATCGACACGGCCGGCTGCCTTAAGCAGGGTGAAATCATCTTCATCACGTTGCGCTATCGGGATGAACTGATTGTCGGCGGCGACAAGCACAAGGCGCACTTGCTCGCAACCACGACCTTCGACGGTTCCGGCGCCACGATCAACAAGGCCGTTGCGACCCGCGTTGTCTGCAGCAACACGCTCGACAGCGCGCTCGCCGAGAAGGGCTGCGAGGTTCGGACCCGGCACAACACCAAGTTTGACAAGTATGCGGTCGGGCGTGAGTTGGCGACCATCGTGAAGGGCTTCACCGCGTACAAGAACATGGGCGACGCGATGGTGCAGACCCATTTGACCAAGGATCAAATCTCTCGGCTGTTCAAGACGTGCTTGGATATCCCGTTCGATGCTCCGCGCACTGACATTTCCAGTCGAAAGATGAACCAATTCGAAGACCTTGGCAAGGCATACGCTGCAACCGTTCGGGAAGGGACCGAACCGGGCACCGCTTGGGCCGCGCTCAATGCAGTGACCCGCTACGTTGACCACAGCAAAGGCCCGGACGGGGCAGACGAAAAGCGCTTCTTGTCCGCTCAGTTTGGTTCCGGCTCTGTTATGAAGGCGACCGCGGTCAGCTTCCTGGACGACTTGACCGATGGTGCCTTGCTCAAAGCCGTGGCCGCGAAGACCGCCGCCACTGCCGACGTAGGGGCGATCTTGAAGCAGCCCTTCCGTCCTAGCCTTTCGGCGTAATCGGGAGTGGTGACCCGATTATGGAGACCCCGGCGGGATTTCGCCCCCGCCGGGGTTGACTTTTATTACGGACCCCCGTAGGAGAACGTCATGAATAGGCTGTTAGCCGCACTGGCCCCGAGTTTCTTGTTCTGGATTGTGACCCGTAGCGCTATCGCCTCCGCCGTGATGTTCCTTGTTTTCTTCCTAGCGGGAGGTCCCCATGTCAGAATTCCGAATTATCGACGCGAGGTACAATGAAGGCCGCATCGCATTCACGCAAAATGCCAGCTTTCGCGATGTGTATGTCCGCGCCGAGAAAATCCAAGCGGATGCCGACGCAGCGATGCAAGCTTCCGACGTGCCGGATGAAATTGCGAGCTTTGCGCTGGGATTCGCGGACGGCTTGTTGGCGATGATCCGCAAGACGGGGCTGTAATGAGCGCCCCTGAGGAAATCTTCGACGCAGTAATTGAGGCCGCGCGCCCGACCAAATGGTTGTGCGCGCTCGGCTCGCGCTGCCATTGCCTACACCTTCCCGAACCGCCGACCCCTGGAATTTGCCAGCACTATCATAGGATCACACATGTCAAATCCCAGCCGCCCCGTCACGACTTGCCCGGCGCCTTCCGTATCGTTGTGTGAACCGTATCAAGTCGGCGTCAAGACGACGGACGAACAGGACACGCAACAGTGGGGCGGCGGCGCGACAATGCCGACCGATTCCGTCGCCCGGAAACGCATCCCTATCGTCACCGGCTTGCTCGACTATTTCCCCGACGCGTTGATTGCCGTTGCAGAGGTCTCGCATGTCGGCAATGAAAAGCACAATACCGGCGAACCGCTACATTGGGCGCGCGGCAAGGGCGGCAACAATATCGACGAAGCAGGGCGCCACATCATCGAACGGGGCAAGATGGATGATGACGGTTGCCGACACATGGCGAAGGCGGCGTGGCGCATCCTCGCCGCGTTGCAGTTGGAAATCGAAGCGGCCCGTGCGCGTGGAGAACCGAAATGACGTGCAAGCGAAGCGACGGCGAGGCGTGCGAGTGCCAATTAGAAAAGCGCGCGATGCGCGCATTCTGCCCGAACTGGTATGAGCCCGAACATCAGCAAGACGCCGATGACGAATGGCAGCGCAAGAACTTTGCCCGGCTCACTCAGGATCAGCAAGAGCGGTGTATCGCCTATCTTCGCGTGAAGGTACCCAACACCGCTCGCGCCGAATGGCAGGATCAAGCTGCGCGAGGCGTCCGTATCGGGAGCACAGACCTTCGCTTCCATTTCGGCGTCGGCATGGCAGTGCGCAATGTGCTCCGCGAGGTCGTGCCGGATGACGCGCTTCCCGGCGAGCAATGGGACGACTATTATCGCGGCGCGTTATACGCGCTCGTTGCAGCCTACCCGGTGCCGTCCGGCATGCTCGCCCCGACCACCACTCCAAAAGAACCGTCGCGAGTGCGCGTGATCCGGCGCGAGCCGCCGCGGACCCCACTCCCGGAGAATTTCGATGGCTAAAGAGAAATCTCTTTGGGGGCGCCTCGCCAGAGTGAAAAAGGATCATGACCTCGAATTGAATCGGCTGGAAAATACAGCCGGCGAGGGGACCCCCGATGTGGAGGGTTTCGTCGCGAGCGCGCAAATCTGGATTGAGCTAAAGTCCTGCAAGCGCCCGATGCGGCCTACCACGCCGATCCGCCCGGCGAAGCGCGAGAAGCAAGCCGAATGGCAGACACGTCGCGCCAACGCCGGTTGCAAAACCGGATGGGTTCTGATACAAGTCGGTGAAAGCTACAAGGCCAAGCTGTACTTGATTCCCGGCATACATTACGAGCTAATCACGGATACTGAAGACATGCTTGCCCTTCTGGCCGTCAACGACCCAGCCGCTTCCCCGTATGAGATTCTATTGCGCGCGGCTCAAGGATGGTAGCATGCGTCACAAGACGATCCGCGCCTATGCCATTGAGCTACTGTTGCGGGTCGAGCGCATCGGCGACGACGGGCGCGAGGTTGGTTCCAGTTACGAAAGTATTCGCCGCAAACTTATTCGCCGCACCATCACGTATGGTGGCCCACACAAGGGAAATCAATGCCGGATGACCATCAAAGAACTTAAGAAGATCGCCTATGCGCTGAGCCGAGACGGCACTCGCCTCCCTACGCGTCCACGGAAAACGCCAAATCCTGATTCTTATCCGCGAGGGAGAACACCATGCTGAAAGTGAGCAAGCGAATCGAGCAACTGTCCGATGAAGAACTCCAAGCCACTGTCGAGCAATACAAGGCGCACGGGTCCGGCCGAAAAATGGAAGAAGCGACCGGTATGTCGCATGGTGAGATTCAGCGGCGTTTGAAGACAGCATCCCAGCGCGGCCTGTTCGGCTTCAAGCCCCCGGTCCTTCCCGGTTTCCAAATCAAAAGCATCAGCAATGGCCCCAAGGGTGATTTCATCAAGACACAGCCCGAGCCGTCGAAGCAATTCAAAGTCCCGAAAGGGCTTATGGTCAGGGGTGTCTCGGCTTTGCTCGACGAAGACGGCAAAGTGAAGCAGGAATGGGTCCTCACTCGCAAAGACACGCAGAATCCGGTCGATTGGGAGAAGCTTTTCAAGAGGGCGTTCAAACGATTCGACGGGCACGCAGCGCCGATCCTCGCGCCGGCCAAGTCGGAAGCCGACCTTCTCAATCTCATTCCGTGCAATGATTGGCATATAAACATGATGGCATGGGAACGCGAGGTCGGCGAGAATTGGGATGTGAAGATCGCCGAGCGAGTCATTGGTGCGGCGATTACGGAGGTTATTCTCCGCACGAAGCCGGCCAAGCTCGCCGTGGTTCTCGGCGGCGGCGACTTGATGCACAATGACGACAACACCGGACGCACCGCTAAGTCAGGCAACGTGCTCGACTGCGACGGCCGCTTCATGAAGGGCGTCGAAGCCGCCCAACGGCTTAAGGTCCTCACGATCGACACCGCCCTACAGCACCACGAACAAGTCATCGTGCGAGTCCTCCAAGGCAATCACGACGAATACTCAAGCGTCGCGATCGGGCACTTTCTCGCGGCGTGGTATCGCAACGAGCCGCGCGTGACGGTGGACTTGGACGCGTCCTTGTTTTGGTGGCATCGCTTCGGGCAGGTTTTGCTGGGGGCTACGCACGGCCATACGGTGAAGCTGTCGCAGATGCCGCAAATAATGGCGCACCGCCGCGCGGAGGATTGGGGTTTGACCAAATTTCGCTACGTTCACGGCTTCCATATTCACCACAAGGAAATGCTCGCGACCGAAGGCGGGGGCGTCATCTGTGAGTCCCATCAAGCACCCATCCCGCTCGACGCGTGGCATTGGGGGTCCGGTTATCTATCCGGCCGCTCAATGCAAACGATCACTTATCATCGCGACTACGGCGAGACTGGCCGGGCGCGAGAAGCCATCCTTGACGTTACAAGGGGTGCGAAATGATTCGCGTGATTGTATTCCAGGAAGGCGGTCTTTGGGTTGCACAATGTCTTGAGCACGATATCGGGGCGCAAGCTGCCGATGTGGACACGTTGATATCACGCCTTGAGGTAGCTCTTAAGGCGGAACTCAAAGAGAGCATGCGACACGGAAAACCGCTTGCGGGCATTGATCCTGCGCCAGAGCGCTTTCACCGGATGTGGGATCGCTGCGTCATGGCGGAAGCACTGTGACAGGTGCCGTCACGATCGGAACGTCGGGCGGGACCTCGCCGACCGGCGCGGGCATGATCGTAAAGGTGATATCCGGCTCCGTCACGCATACGGGCATGAATTCCTGAATCGGATTGCAGGCGTAGCATGCCTCGCTATGGTAGCGGGCAGGCCCCGGCGGCAACGACGCCGGTAGTTGGAACGTCGTTTCAATCGACGGACTGTTTTGCTGGACACTCTCAGTAATCGGAGTCGGGTCATAGTGGTGCACGATACCCTTACTATCGACGATCGAGCGAGTCACGGTATTTTTGTAGCCATGAGGAACGCAAATCCGGATAGGACGAATCGTCCAATGAGCCGAGACTGTTTCGCCCGGCGAAGCTTCGGTCGGTGTGATCGAGCCGGATACGCGGATATACGGCGGCGTGCGATCGAGCATCATCCACATCGCGGGCGCCACAAAGGCCAT